ATCGCCGCGAGGCGCATCCCGAGATGGTGAAGCGCGAACTGCGCAAGAAGCGCGCGGGTTCGTCGCGAGCGCGCTCCGCTGCCCCCCCCCCGGAATCTGAGCATGACGCGGAGACCGAGCTTGTGATCGCGTCGAGTCGCGTCTTCGAAGACGCCGCGCTCGACGTTGGGACCAACGGCCGCGTCCTCGCGTACCTCACCGCTCGCTACACCATCCCGGATTCGGAGTAACGCCATGCCCAAGCCCGCAGCCCGAAAGAAGTCCGCACCGGCGACAAGGCCGGCGCGCAAGAAGTCGCGAGTGACGGCCATTTCGCGCAACTGCAGCGCGTGCGGCGTCGCGAAGGATCCGCACGTGGCCGGCTGTCCGAATGCAGCATGCGCGACGTGCGGCATGCGCGCCGGCAAGCACAAGGCCGACTGCGCGAACCATCCGTACGCGGCGAACGTGAACCCCATTTTCGACGGAAAGACCGGCAAGATCATCGAGACCGACGTCGATGGCAAGAGGGCGAAGGTGAAGGTGACGCCGCCGGACGTCGAGCCCGAAGAAAAACCGAAGGGCAAGCCGGACATCACGCGGCTCGCGCCGCCTCTCGTCGACGGCGAACTCTACGTCGGGCTGCAGGGCGCGATCGACGAGAAGGTGATCTTCGGGATTTCGCAGCCGCTCACGACGTCGAGCCCGTGTGAATTCGAGTGGTTCGATCAGCCGAGCGATCAGAGCGTCGGATGTTCGGCGGCGGCCGCGTTCGATTTCGAAGAGCCGCAGACGTGCCCGTCGTGCCAGCATACGAAGCGGATCAAGAAGCTCAAGCTCTGTCTCGCCCACATGGCGCTGCGCGTTGCGGACGAGCTGCCCGATCGTCAGACGGATCTCTTCGAGGGCGCGACGTGAGTAAGGACACTGGCATCTCGTGGTGCGACCACACGTTCAATGTCGTCTGGGGCTGCTCGAAGATCACCGCGGGCTGCAAGAACTGCTACGCCGAGACGCTCGCCGCACGTTGGGGATTCAACGTGTGGGGCGTGGACGCCGAGCGCCGCACGTTTGGCGACAGGCACTGGAACGAGCCGCTCAAGTGGCAAAACGACGCGCGCCATCGCGCGCGCGTGCGGCGCCGCGTGTTCTGCTCGTCGATGGCCGACGTCTTCGAGGATCACCCGACGACACGCGCGCAACTGCCGCGGCTGTGGGCGCTGATCCGCGCGACGCCTGATCTCGATTGGTTGCTGCTCACGAAGCGCCCCGAACGGATCGCCGCGAGTCTGCCCGACGATTGGGCATTCGGTTATCCGAACGTGTGGCTCGGGACGAGCGTCGAGAACGCCGACGTCACCGAGCGCATCCATTCCCTCGCGGCGATTCCCGCGGCCGTCCGCTGGATCTCCGCCGAGCCGCTCCTCGGATCGCTCGCGAACGCGCCGCTGCCACTGATCGATTGGGTCGTGGCCGGCGGCGAGAGTGGTCCCGACCATCGAGCGATGGATCTCGAATGGCTCTATGATCTGCGCGATCGTTGCGCGCGCGGCGGCATCGCGTTCTTCGTGAAACAGGACTCCGGCTCGTCGCCCGGCCGCCAAGGTCGCATCGACGACGAGACGTTCGCGACGAAACAGTTTCCGCTATCGGCAAGCCTCGTATGAGCGACATGCTCGTAATCGGCGTCGACCCTAGCCTCGGCGGGACGGGCCTCTGCGACGGCCCGACGACGCACGTGATCCGCACGAAGCCCGGCACGTTCCTCGACGAGCGGATCGACGGCATCGTCGACGAGCTCGACGCGTACGTCTTCCGCGATCGCGCGCCGCGGCGAATCTGCTTCGCCGTCGAGGCGCCCCTCACGGCCTCGAGCGGCGTCGCGGGCGGCGGGCATCTCTACGAGATCGGCCACCTCATGCGCGCGCTCCGGGCCGAGTACGTCGGGGATCTGCGCGCCGCCGGCGTCGAGGTCATCTGGCTCGAGGTGCAGATCGGCACGCTCCGGCATCACACGATCGGCGCTGGCAACGCGCCGAAAGATTTCCTCGCGTACGCCGTCGAGCGGATCCACGGCTTGACGTTCGCGGACGATCGCGGCGCCGATCGGCTCGTCGCGTGGTCGGCGCATCGGTACGGGACCGCGGTGCTGGCGGGCGAGATCGAGCACGTCTTTGCCGCGCAGCGCGGATCCGGCGCGCGCAGCCGCACGGCGATTCGGCGGACGGCGAAGACGCGTGCGCGCACGATGGCTGGTGTGGCGTGACGCGCGTCGCGTTCGGATTCGCCCTCGGCGTGGCATCGACGCTCGCCGCGATCGTCGCGCTTGCGCGTCCGTTCTTCGTCGCCGCGGCCGCGCATTGGGATCAGCACCGCTCCCTCGACGACGCGCAGCGGAAACTCGGCGCGCTGCGCGGGGGTGCGCGGTGAACTACCTGTACCTCGATACGGAAACCACCGGCCTGCACGACGACTCGCAGGTTTGGAATCTCGCATGGATTCTCGAAACGAACGGCCAGGAGGTGGGGCGGCGCGACATGCTAATCACGCACCGCGACGCGCCGTCCGTCTGGGTGCTCAAAAACACTCGATACGTCGAGCGTTTCACCGCATTGGACGCGTATCCCGTACGGCTTAGCTCGGCGATGATGATTCTGGAGGGCTACGTCCGCGTGTGCCCCGGCGATACTTATCTCGTCGGTGCCGTACCGTCGTTCGACGACTATCGGCTGCGCCGCATCGGTGCGCCGCCCTGGCACTACCATCTCATCGACGTCGAGACGCTCGTCATGGGGCACTTCGGGCTGCGGTGGCCACCGTCGCTGCGCGAGATTGCGGAGCGGACCGGCGTCGTCAACGCGCGGCCGCACGACGCGATGAGCGATGCGCAGCACGTGCGCGACATCCACCATTGGCTGCTCGACGAGTGGTCAAAGCGTTGAGCGCGCTCCGCATCTCCGACACTCTCGCGCTCCCGATCGAGGCCGCAGTCGCGCGGTTCGTCATCCTCGGTAAATCCGGCTCGGGTAAGACGACGGCGGGCGCGGTCCTCGCGGAAGAGCTTTACGCGGCGGGCGTTACGCTCGTCGTGCTCGATCGGCTCGGCAATACGCACGGCCTCCGCGCTGCGGGTACGGGCGCCGGCCTACCGATCGCAATTCTCGGCGGCCTCAACGGCGACGTCCCCATTCGTGCCGATCGCGGTGCCGTCGTGGCGGATCTCGTCGCAAGCGGCGTCTCGGCCGTGCTCGACCTCTCGCAGATGACCCGCGAGGATGCCCAGCAATTCGCCGCCGACTTCTTCGATCGCATCGTTCCAGCGATTCGCGAATCGGGCCGTAACGTGCACGTGATCGTCGAGGAGGCCGAGACGTTCGCGCCCGAGCGCGTCACCGGGAAGTTGCACAACACGGTGCGCGCCGCGGCCACGGTGTTTGCGCGCACGGCTCGGAATTACGGCATCGGCTGGACGTTCTCGACGCAGCGACCGCAGTTACTCGCGAAGGACGTCATCGACTCCTCGACGGCGTTCCTCGCGATGAAGATGACGGGCGACCTCGCGCAAGAGGCGATCGGTGCCGAGGCGCGCTCGCGCGCGGGCAAAGTGCGCGCCGCCGAGATCATCACCGACCTGCCGAATCTGCGCCGCGGTGAAGCGTGGCTCGTCCCCGACCTTGATTGGCTCGGCGACGATTCGGAGTCGGAGCCCGTGAAGTTCCGCTTTCGGTGGCGGCACACGTTCGATAGTGCCCGTCCGCCGAAGGTGGGAGAGCGGCGCGAGGAGCCGCGCGTTCTCGCCGACGTCGATCTTGAAAGTTTGCGCGCGGCGATGGCGGCCGAGCCGGCATCCGATTCTCCACAATCCGGTACGAAAGTAGAGTCCGTGCGCGTCGAGCGCGTCGAGGTGCCCATCCTCGACGAGATCATGGTCATCAATCTCAATCAGCACATCAGCGAGACGCAGGAGTCGCTGCGAAAGCAAGAAGAGGCGATGGCCTCGCTCCGCGTCGACGTCGATCGCGCGGCAACGCTTTTCGATCGCATCGTCGCCGCGATGGCGAAATACGGGACCGCGCCGGGCGAACCGGCGCAGGGCGTCGCCCCAGACGGCGACTCCGCAAAGCGTGGTGGAACGCGGAGGCGCCGGGAAAGCGCGCCCACCGGCCGGCCACGCGTTGAGGCTACCGCCCTTCCACGGTCCCCCTCGCCTTCGGGCGCCGGCGACGTCGGCGGCGGTCCGCGCAAGATCCTTGCCGCCCTCGCTGCGACGAAAGACCGCGCCGCGACGCGTACGCAACTCGCATTCCTCGCCGGGTTCTCCCACGGCGGTGGCAGCTACGCGCGTTATCTCACGACGCTGCGCGCCGCGCACGCGATCGTCGACCAAGACGGCCGGATCTACATCACGGCCGCCGGCGAGGCGATCCTCGGACCCGATGCAGTCGCGCCGGCAGCGACGACGCGCGCCGTCCTCGCGATGTTCCGCTCGAAACTCGGTGCCGGACCGACGAAGATGTTCGACGCGCTTGTGGGCGTTTGGCCTAGCGGACTGACGCGCGACGCGCTCGCGGCCGCGAGCGGCTACGAAGCGTCCGGCGGATCGTTCGCGCGCTATCTCACGAGCCTCAGCTCTGCGCAACTGATCGAACGCAAGGGCGGCGTGATCCGCCTCGTCGACGAGCTCTTCCCCACCGGAAAGGTCAAACGATGAGAGTCGCACCCGACGCGCGATCGTACGCGCGCACCGTCGCCGCCGGCAAGCCGCACGAGGAACAGATCGCGAAGGCGTTCCACGACGGCATGTTGCACGAGCGCGCGCGAATGAAGAAGCTCGCAAACCTCGCGGCGACGAACGCGCCGACGCCTGTCGATCGGCGACGCGCCATGACCGACGCACCCAAGCCCGACACGACGCTCTCGGCCGAGGATCTGGCGCTGTTTCGCGCTGCCGACAAGGCCGCGAAAGATGGCGTTCTCGGCGAGCGCGTGCGTCAGTTGGTTCGCATCGTCCGCGATCTCGACGCACGGCTCGCACTTTCGCTTGCAAACGAACGTGGCGCAGAGTACGAGATTCGCGAGGTGCAAGCCGAGAACGCGGCTCTCACCGAGCGCCTGCGGGTAGCGGAGGAGCACGCTGCGGCTATCGAGTCGCGCATGGCCGCACTCAATCCGGTCGTCGTCCACGAGAAGGGCACGAACGAGGTCTTGCTCCACCACTTCGATGTTATGGTCGCATTCTTCGGCGATAAAGCGAAGCCGCACCGATGGGATGACTTGCGCGGTACCCTCGCGCCTGAATTCGCCGCTCGTGTAAATCGTGAGAGCGTCGAGCGGTTCGAGAAGAAGAAGGAGGCAACCGATGCCGAGTAACCCGACGACGCTCTCGGAACGGGAACGCGAGTGCGTTGCGGCGGCACGGTCTCGTACCATTTGCGGGTGGCACTTGGCACGCCACGAGTGCGAGGACGCGCACATCGCGGTCATCGGCCGCCTCGACGCGGATCTCGTTGCCCAGCAGAAAGTCCGCTATCAAAACACGGGGCGAATCATCGACCTCGAACTTAAAAACGCGGCTCTCACCGAGCGCCTACGGGTCGCGGAGGAGCGTATTGCAACGGTGCGCGGGCTACACACGCATCTCAACGGATGCAGCGGCAAATCCGCCGAGATCGTACATGGCGAGATCGTCATCGCACCCGGTGAGTGCGCGCATTACGAGTGCGAGCAGGGCTGCGACGGCATTCGGCGTCACGGCGACTTGTGCCCCACGATGCGCGTTCTCGCGCCAACGAACGACGCCGCTCCGAAGGAGGCAACGTGATGGCCAAATGTTCGACGCATTATTGCCCGGCGTGTAACCACCCATGCCCGAAATTTAGCACGAAGAGGCGCTTATGCAACGCCGCCGGATGCAAGTGTCGGTGCGAGCGCTTCATAACCATTGATGGCACCGCAAAGGAGCCCACCGATGTCGAGTAACGAGAAGCGTGTGAAGATCGACGCCGCGGCACTTGCGCGGTTCACGAAGGGTCCTGAGGGCTTCGAGCGCTGCGTTCGCGTCGCTACGGCGCTAGAAGAATTAGCGCCGCAGGGTGACGCATGGGATAAGGCGCAGTTCGTATCCGACTTGCTTCGACAGGCTGTGACCGATGCCGAGTAACCCGACGACGCTTGCGGAGTTGGTGAGCGCGCTAGAGGCGCAGGTTCGGAGCGAACGCGACAATGCCGGATGTTGGCGTGACGAAGGCGATGAAGCGCAGGCGAAGCACTTCGACGTTCGCGCCGACCTCATGGATCGCGCGGCGAAGGTGCTGAGGGCGGTGAATAACGTAACGCGTCGAGACGTTCAGAACGGTCCCGATTGCACGCGATGCGACGAACGCGAGCGCGTCTGCGATTGCGCCAAGCCCGAAGTGGAAATACTTCCCGCCGCGATCATTCACTCGGTTGACCTCGACGCCGCGATCACCCGCGCGCTAGGAGGCAGCGATGGGGAGTGATTCGGATGAGGTGCGGCGCCCGAGCGAATCACATCGCTTCGCCTCCGTCTCTGTGCCGTATGCTGAGCCCGCAACGCTATCGGAGTTGGCGAGGCTTACGATTGGACGATGCGGCCTTCGCGGTAAGGGCGTGCGCTGTAGCAGACGCGCGTGGCACGAAGGCGAGCATTTCTGTGATTTCGTCGATTCTGCTGGCGTCGAACGAAGGTTTTGGTTATGAGTGACTATGTGCGCTGCCCGGCGTGTGGGCACGAACGCGATGGACACGAGGTTCCGCCTGACGCGCCCGGATGCGCGGGGTCCATCGAGGTTTCGTTCAGCGTCGAGTTCGACGACTCGATCGATCATGAGTCGCCGTGCCAATGCACCCTCACGCCCACCGAGATCGACGCCGTGCTCGCGATGCGGGCAAGCGATCTTGCCGTAACGGGCACCGCCGAACGCACGACCATTGCGGCGCGCGATGAAACGGTGCCCGGTCGCCACACCGCCCCGGCCGGTGACGGCAAGAAGCCGGGACCTTCATGCGAGAATTGCGGGGATACCGGATGGGTATCGACCGACGTTCCCGGGCGCGCGGGACCGTTGACGAACCTCTGCCCGCGGATGTGCCCCGCTGCGATGGGCGCCGCGCAGGCTCGCGTCACCGTTACTCAGGTGCCGCCGCATGTTCACGAGTTCCGTTACAGCCACACCGAGCAACGCCCACTCGGCGTGGGCACCAATTTCGAAATGGTCGACGTCGCGATCTGCCCGGGATGCGCGGAGGTGCGACGCGGCGGCGGCGTCAGCATCGCGCGCGAGCGACTCGAACGACTCGAAGCGATCGAGAAGGCCGCGACCTACGATCCGAAGCGTACATGACGTCACGCCGTCGCCGCGAGCACCGTATGCGCGCAGCACCCCTTCACGGGCCGAATCCCACTAACCGTAGACGCAAAACTCTAAAATCCGTAACGAAGGAGCTCTCTGTGGCGACCAACATTGAAAGCCTTAACCTCGACCCCGGCCAACGGGAGGCCGTGGAACTCATGCAGATATTCATCCGCGTCTACGGGCGCGGCGACGGCACCGGACTATTCTGCGGCGTCACGCGGTACGCGGTCCTCGAAGCGCGGACGCGGCTCGCGGCTACGCAGTCGCGGACGCCGCTCGAGTTCGCATCTCGCCTGATGCGCTCGATGCAGTGGCCCGTGCCGCCGAGCAAGGAGGACGCGGCGATTTTCGACGCGCTCTCGACGGAGTGCGCCGCGCCCATGCTCGCGACGCTCATGCGCGACACGGCCGCGATCGTCATGCTCGCGCGTCACACGCTGCGCGAGGAGCGCGACGATAAGCGGATGCTCGAAATGTTGGAGCAGGGCGAACTGATCTCCAGCGGGGCGGTGCTATGATCGCGCGCGCGACCGTGCTCCTCGAAGCCACGTCGCCGATTGCGCACGGCGACACGCACTCCGGCATCGGAAACGAGACGAATGCGCGCCTCTTCATGCGCAACGCCGTCGCGGTGCGAGGCATGGCCATGCCGGTCCCGGGCATCTCGGGCAATGCGATGCGCACGACGATGCTGCGCGTGCCGCTCGCCGACCATCTCGTCGAGTCGGCGCGCTTTCCATGTCCCGATCTTAGCAGGTTGCGAATTAAAACGCAATAGGTATAATGCGGATATGGAGAAAAAAGATCGCGGCCGTCCCGCCGTACCCGAGGACGAGAAGCGTCGATCGGTGACCGTGATGCTCGCGCCCGAGACGATCGTGCGACTCGCCGAGATCGCGGACGCGTGGGACGTCTCGCGAGGCGTCGCGATCGATCAGCTCGTCGCGAAAGCGCGGCGCTAGGGCCGGACGCACGTCAACTCGTCGCGAAGAAACTCGGACAGGAGAGAGAGCATGATCGAGATCAGCCTGCACGGCAAAACGTCCGAGGTCATCGACACCGTCGAGCACCCGCGCTACGTCGACTTCCCGGTTCGCGACTCTCGCGAGCGCGTCTCGATCGCCCTCCTTGAGATCGCGGCGTCGCCCCGAACGTCATGACGTGTGATCACGGCGGGGACGTCCATGCCACGGGTAGTGCCCGCTTCCTGCGAATCCGGACATGCTTGCGGGGTCGCACCGATACGCGAGCATAAACTGTACGCCGTGGGAAGGGCGACGCCGGCTACGCGGACCGTCTCGATCGCGTCTATACGCGTCGGCACCCGCTATCGCAAGGATATGGGCGATCTCCAGGCGCTTGCCGATTCGCTCGCGGCCGAAGGGCTCATCCAGCCGCTCGCCGTCACCGAATCGCTCGATCTCGTCGCCGGCGAACGCCGCCTCCGCGCCGCGGAGATGCTCGGCTGGAACGACATCGCCGTGCACGTCGTCAGCGTCTCAAGCATCGTCGCGGGCGAATACGCCGAGAACGTCATCCGCAAAGATTTCAGCGTCTCGGAACGCGTGAGCCTCACCGACGCGATCCGCGAAGCGATCGGTAACCGGCAGGGCGCGCGCACCGACGTCGGCGCGAAGAAACGTCCGGGAGATCACCCGGAAGTGCCACGTGGAACAGAGACGCGCACCTTCGCCGCGAATCTCGCCGGTTTCGATTCCGATCGACAGTACCGCGACGCGCGCGACGTCCTCGCGAAAGGCGCACCCGAACTCGTCGCTGCGGTCGACGCCGGCAACGTCCCGATCTCGACCGCGCACGAGCTGCTCAAGCTCGACGCCGACACGCAGGCGAACGTCGTCAAGGGCGGCCGCCTTCGCGTCCAGGAGGCCGCGCGCGAGCTGCGCCGCAAGACGACGCAAGAACGCGAGCGCGTCGTGCCACGCGTGCGCATCGTCGCGACGGCCGACGGAAGCTATCCGTGTACGTTCCCCGGGTGCAAGCGCGGGCCCGAAGACCCCTATCTCAATTTCGTTCACCTCGCGAGCCATCGCACAACCGCGCACGGCATACGCAGCACGAACGTCGAGTCGCTCGCGCGTCAGGCCCGTCGCGATCGCCTCCGTGGCGAACAGGAAGCGGCCAAAGCCCAGGCGGCCGGCAACGGAGCGCCACTGCGGAACGACGCGCTCGATCGCGGGGAACGCGAGATGCTGCGCAAGCGGATCGATCTTGTCTGCCAGACGTACGCACGCGAGATCCGCAAGCCGATCGCGGAAGTCTACCGCGCGCTCCTCGAGCTCGCGGGCGAAGACATGAGCCGTCCGATCGGAACGGCCCGCGTCGGCGCCGTCAGTCCGGATCGCGCGTTCGCCACGGGCCGCACGTGAGCGATTGGTCCCTCGTCGTCTACTTGGCCGCGTTGGCCGGATTTGTCTGCTACGGTGTCGCGTACGAGAAGGGCTGCCGCGACGGAGCGAACCGTGCCGCTAAGACGGCGGCCGACGTCGCGCGCGGCCTGCCGCACGTGCGATTCACCGCAATCATGCGTCTGCTCGCGCGTGAGCTGCGCTCTACGGCGAAACGCGCCGCCCGTCCGGAAGCCGGAGCGCTCCAGGTCGCTGTCGCCGACGCGATCGATAGCGTGGCGCGCGAGTGCGGGTTTCCGCCCGATACACCCGCCGCGATCATCCGAGACGCCGATTCTGTGGTCGCCGAAGCGAATCGCATCGTCGCCGATTTGCGGTGACCGGTGGCCGGCCGCACAATCGACCGCGTGGCGGTCAAGGACCGTATCGTCGAGTCGTACGCACGTCACGGCGTCCTCGCGATCGCAGCCGCGGGCGGCGGCGTCAGCATCGATACGCTCAACGCCTGGGCGAAGGACGATCCCGATTTCCAGGCCCGCCTTACGCGAGCGAAGCTCGAAAAAGCCGATCAGTACCTCCGCGAACTCGACGTCGAACGTGATCATAAGCAGCGCCGCTGGTGGCTCGCGACCATGCTTCCGGAGCACTTCGCCGCGCGTTCGCGCCTTGAACTGACCGGCGCGAATGGGGGCCCGATCCAAGTCCAAAGCCTCGCCGCCGTCGTCATCGGCGACGAGCACACTCGAGCAGCCTACGCTACGATCCTCCGAGCTTACGCCGGCGCAACTGGCGACGGCATCGCCGGCCGGGCTCCTTACGGTGGCGACAAAGGGGAGCCCGACGCCGTGGTTGCCCTACCGGCATCATCTCGCGCTCGACAGCGCACTCCTCGACGCGATGAGGCCAAGCAGCAGCCCGGACCCCCGCATCCTGATCAACAGCGTCGCCGTCCAGCACGGAAAAACGTCACTAGCATCCGTGGGGATGGCGACGTGGTACCTCGGTAATTGGCCGGACAATTTCGTCGTCGCACTGTCGCACACGTCGGGATACGCGCGCGATAATATCGGCGCTCCGGCGCGCGCGCTCTTCGAGCGAGTTGGTCAGGAGTATTTTGGCCAGCGGATCGATCCGCGAAGCGACGCGGGCGATCGTTGGTCGATCCTCGGCCGACGCGGCGGCTTCGTCTCGGACGGCATTGGCGGATCGATCGAGGGGCGACGGATCGACCTTGTCATTCTCGACGACGTGATCGGTACGCTCGTCGACGCGGAGAGCGCGCGCTTCCGCGAAATGCAGTGGGCATGGTATCAGGCCCAGCTCTATCCGCGGCTGGCGCCCGGCGCCGTCATTATCCTGACGATGAGCCGGTGGCACCAAGATGATCTCGCGGGTCGGATGATTGAGGCCGGGCGCACGGGGACGGGCCCAACGCCGACCGTGCTCGACATGCCCGCGATCGCACTGCAGCCGCACGAGTACGCCGACGGGTGCGATCCACTCGGGCGTCAGCCCGGCGAAGCGCTCTGGCCCGAGGTGCGCCCGATCGAGTTCCTTGAGGCGACGCGCCGATCGGTCGGCCCACGCGTGTTCGACGCGCGCTTCCAGGGTCGTCCGCGGCCGAGTGAAGGGTCGCTCTTCAAGCGCTCGTGGTTCAGGTATTACGACGTGATCGGCGACGGCGTACGGCTGCGCGACGCGCGCGGAGTGCCGACCGTCGCTTACGCGCGCTCATCGATGCGCGTCTTCCAAATGGTCGACCTCGCGGTCACGAGCGGCTCGGGCGACTACTTTGTCGTCGGGACGTTTGGGCTGTGCCCGCTCGGCGAGCTCGTCGTGCTCGACATTTACCGCGCGCGCGTCGAGGGACCGTCGCAACTCGGCATTCTGCGATCGCTGCAGCAGAAATGGGGCGCTGGCCGGATCGGGATCGAGGCCGTGGGGTATCAGGCGGCATTCGTGCAGGCGGCGATCGCCGACGGTCTACCGGCGATTCCGATCAAGCGAACGCGGCAGGGCGGCGGCAAGGAGATGCGCGCGCAGGGGATCGCGAGCCGGTACGAAGGCGGCACGGTGTTTCACCCGCGCACGGCTCCGTGGCTCGACGCGCTCGAGAGCGAGCTCGAGGACTTTCCGACGGGCGCGCACGACGATCAGGTCGACGTACTCAGCGACGCCGGCGAGGCGGTCATCGGGCGCGTCGTCGCGGGAAGCGAGGCGGGCACGGGCGCGCGCGTCGGCGGGGTGCGGATCGGGTGAGGCGCGTGATACCATTGCGATGTGATTCAGATCGAAATCGACGGCTCGACGTTCTTGCATCTAAATCTCGCGCTCGCGCACGCGCGCGACGAGAACGGCAATCTTGTGCTGCTTCGTGGCGCACGTCTGAACGATCCGTGCAGGTCGCACGGCGAGGGCTGCATTCGTTTGCCGGACGATGTGCACGTCTACAGCTCGGAAGCGACAGGCTCGGTTTTTCGGCCGTTCACCGTGGTCGGAGAGGACGATTCCAAGCCCGACCGCTCCTTCCAAAAAAACGTCATCATTTGAGCGACAGCGTGAACCCGCGCGATTACGACATCCATCTCGATCCGGTGCCGCTGGTGCCGATCGCGGAGCGAATCGTTATGGAACAAGATTCGATGTGCGTGCGCGTCTCGTTCACGTTGATGAACCAGCCTGCGGACGGAAGCACTGGCCGTATCGGCGTCTTCTATCGAGTCGCAGACGCGAAAAGTGCGTGGATTTATCATGGTTCACTTCGCGCGTCACCGCGGCCTGACTACGCGTTCGAGCTATTTAATCTTAACGAGGGCGTTGCATGCGACGTCGGATTGTGTTACGAGGATGTCCGTGGGCGCGAGTCTTCCGTTGTCGCGATCTACGCAGCGGTCGCTCAACCCGCTCAACCCGGACACGACACCATAGCCTAACCGCCCGTGCACCGTATGGTGCGGCATGTCGGAAGCGCTCGTCGAGGGCAGAGACGGTGTCGTCGTGGGATCCGCATCCGACGCGCCCTCGATCTACGCCCGCGTCGCCACCGCCCGCAAGTACGACCCCGACGGCGAAGCGTACGCGCCGGATCCGAAGAACGACAAATACGCCGAACTGACACGGCTCGTCGAAGCCAGCTCGATCGCGCTCGACGTCACCGTGACGACGCGCGATGGCCTGCGCGAGACGATCCGGCTCAACGAAGCCGACACGCGCACGTGGCTGCAAGGCAGCGTCGAGGCGCGGTTCGCGATCGGCAACCGCAAGATCCGCGAGCAGCACGTCCAGATCGCCGTGACGGCCGCGCGCCGGCATCTCGACGGCCCGATGGTCCTCACGCCGATCGAGGAGTCGTGCCTGCGCGAAGTCGGCGCACTCGAGGACGTCAAGGTCTTACGCGAAGGCTCGGGCGGCGGTTACGCGGACGCGGTGCAACTCACGGAGCGCGCGCGCGATCTGGTCGCACACACGCCCGTCGAGATGGCGCTCCGCGAGGACTTCTTCGACGAGCCGTTGACCGGCACGGCGGCGTACGGCGCACAAGTCGCGCCGACGCAACGAGAATTCTTGCCGCGCGGCGGACCCGCGATGGAGCAGCAGCTCCTCTCTGATTGGTGGAGCACGCTCGCGAAGTGCCGCTACGCGTACGTCCAGGATCCGATCGTTCGGCACGGCTGCCACATCCTAGCCGACTTCGTGACGGGTCGCGGCGTCGAGGTAATCGCGAAGCATCCGGCGGTCCAGCGGATCATCGACGAGTTCATGGCGCGCGAGAAGATCAACGACGTCATTCACCCGTTCGCCGTCTCTCTCTCGCGCGACGGGAACGTGTTCACGCGCCTCTTCCGCATCGGCAACGGGCGCATGTCGATCGGCGAGCTTCATCCGGCGACGATCTGGGAGCAGCTCACCGACGCGGAGGACATCCGTAAGATCTATCTGTTCGTGCAGCGTTACCAGACGCGATCGCAGCTCTTCACGTCGATTCTGAATCTGCCGGTCGTGCGGTGGATCGAGCGCAACATCCCGGCGGACGAGATGATCCACACGAAGGTCAACGCGTCGCCGTGGGACGTGCTCGGCCATTCGGACATCTATCCCGCGCTCGGGTGGGCGAAGCGCCTTCGCGACTTCCTCGACGCGACGGTGCAGAAAGAGCAGAGCGCGGCTGCGTATCAGTGGCATTACAAGACCAAGGGCGGAAACGCCGACGTGCAGCGGATCACCGCGGCGATCTCCGGACCGCCGGCGCCGCCGGGATCGTCGTTCGTGACGAACGCGGGCGTCGACGTCGCCGCGGTCGCGAGCGGTACGAACGCGACCTCGAAAGAGGGCAGCACCTACGAGGCGCTGATCAATCACATCGCGGTCGCGTTCGGGCTTTCGAAAGACTACTTCGGCGCCGCGAGCCACAACACGCGCGCGAACGCGCTGATCGCGACGGAGCCCGCGGCGAAGCGATTCGAGCAGCGGCAGGGCGTGATCACGTCGTACCTCGAGCGGCTGCTCCGCGCGGTGGTCGCGGAGGCAAAAAAATACGGCTTGCTCCGCGCACAAGGGGACGAGGACGCGAATATCGACGAGACGTTCCGCGTCGTGTTCCCGACGATCATCACGGCGGACTCGGGCACGCGGATCGACTTGCTTCGCAAAGGCGTTGGCATGGGCGCGATTTCGCACAAGCGGTTCTCGCAAGAGTACGCGGGAGAAATGGAACTCGACGACTACGATTACGACGCCGAGGTCGAGCAGATCGAGGAAGAAATCGGCGTCGACCCCGCGACGATGATCATGGACGACGTGGCGCCGGTGAAGCGCGGCATGCCGGACGCGAGCGACGTCGCGTTCGATCCGAAGCTCGTGCCGAATCCCGCGGATGCCGGCGGTGCCGGCGGTGCGAGCAAGGACGAGAACCCGACCGCCGGCAACGGCGCGACGTACGAGCCCACGAGTTCGGACGGCCGTGCGGCCGCGAAGCGCAACCAAGGTCGCGACGATCGACGCGGTATGGAATCGGCGTCGAAAGACGCGCTCGACGCGGCCGCGCGCATCCTCTCGGAGAGCGGCGCACTCGTGATTCGGCCGTAGCCGTGTACTGGGGAAACACCGGCGGCATCGGCCAGAACGTCACGATCACGTTCATGCAACAACAGGTGCCGGCGACGGCGCCGGTCTGCAACGCATGCAACGCCATCGCGACGAAGCGCGCTCACGCCGACGGTCGCTTCTGGTGCGATTCGTGCTTCGATGAGCACAATCGGCGCGTCATCATCTCGCAGGCAGAACAGCGGATCACCGCCTCGTTCATGGCCGTGCCGGTCGGATCGCGCGCGCGTCTGTTCAAGGCGCTCGCGTCGGTCTTTCACCCCGATACGGGCGCGGACGCCGCACTGATGATCGCGCTCAATCGCGTTCGCGATCGCTTTCCGAGTTAGGAGGTTGTCATGAAGACTCCGGGCCGCCACTGCGCCACGTGTAAGGCGTGGACGTTCTCGACACCGTGCGCGATGTGCGGTCGATGAGGCCACGAGTCGCGTTTGGTGATCTCGTGGCGCTGCTTGCAGCCCGCGGCGGCGCGTCGCCGTTCATCGACGCCATCCGGTGACGACGAACGCCGACGTCCTCACGATCGCATTCATGTCGTTCTGCGCGGGAATCTCGTGTGGCGTGCTCGTTCCGATCGTATTCGGACTTTTCGCCGGTCGCAAGCGCGCGGACACCCCCGACCGCTAACCCGCACGACGCGCGGAACCGAGCGCACCATGCCGCTGATCGAGATCATCGATCCGAACAACGCCAACGCAAACGGACGTGGTTCGGCGAGTCGTGCACTCCGCGCGAAGGGCGTCGCGCAATCCGACGGCGATACGGCGGTTCTGCTCGTCGCGCTCGTCGACGGCAACTCGAACACCGTCACGAGCCTCAAGACGACCGCCGGCGGACCCGCGGCGGGTCAGTCGGTCAAGAACTATTGCGGGCTCGTCACGCTCACCGGATCTGCGCAAAACATCGCGATCGAGACCGTGACGACGGGCAAGACGTACTACATCACCGACATCGTGATCACGGGCTCGCCGGCCTCGGCCATCAACGTGCAGATCCAAGCGGCGGGCGTGGCGATCTTCCAGGGCTATGTGAACGCGACGAAGGGCCTCGAAGCGATCGGCATCGAGACGCAGCCATTCGCGCTCGCGGGCCAAGCGGTGACGCTCGTCGTGCCAGCCGGTTCCGGATCGGTCGCGTTCAATATCGGAGGCATCGAACAGTAGTGCCGCTCACCGTATCGTATTCGGAAGGCAACGGCGCAGCCGACAATCGCCTCGCGATCTCCGTCTCGCTGCCGGACGGCAACGGTGGGAACGCCGTCGTCGCCGGCATGGTGCAGGCCGCCGGCGCATCCGCCGAAACGGTCGGCCCGACGACCCTCGCGCTTCCGACGGCGCCGGTGTCCGGCTCGATCTATTTCAACATCCAGGTCGACGTGACGAGCGGCGCTGCGACGTTGCAGCAAAGCACGAGCGCGCCGCCCGCGCCCATCAACGGGAACAACGTGATCGTTTACAATCAAGTGCTCACCTCAAGCACGACGGATCCGGCCGAAGACGACGGATCGACGCCCGATTCCACAACGGGGCAGCCATGAAGATCGTCCGCACATTCACGCTCGCGGGCGCCGCGAAGACCCCGGCGTCCCGTTTCGGCATCCTTCCGTCCCAGGCCGAAGGCGAAGCGCCCGTCACGCCGGATCCGTTGCGTACACTGATCCTTCACGCCGAGACGAACGCGAAGGAGAAATTCCTCAACGGCACGCCGTCCGGCGAGCTGCACATCGTCGTCGCGCCCGAAGACGGAGCGCTCGATCCGGCCGATCTCGTCATCGATGGCGAATGGACCGTGACGATCGAACGCACGAAGTGAAGCGCTGGACCTGCGCGATCGGGCACGTGATCTACGCGCCGTCGAAGCCGAGCGCGTGCAACGTGCGCTTCTGCAAGGCGCCGATCGTCGGCGAGTTGTTGCGTGGCTGAGGTTGCCGACCCGGTAGCCGCCTCGCAGGGCGCCACGAACCTACCCGACGAGCAGACCATTCCTGAGCACCAAGCCGCCGAGTCGACGCCGATCCACAGCGTTGCGGGCGCGATCCTGCGGCGTTCGATGCGGCTCGTCGACGTCTTCGAGCAAGACGAAAACCTCGACGCGCTGATCTATCTCATGCAGGGCGTCAACGCGTTCGCTACCGTGACGAAATCGGAAGCGAAGGACATCGAGATCGACGTCTCGGCCGTCATGCCGCTTGAGGGCGGGAACGCGTACATCGTCACGACGTTACGTCGGAAATAGGCGCGTGCGCCGGCCGCGTGACACCATGAACGACGTGCAGCACGAGCCCACGATCACGGTCGTTTCGGTCGGTCGCGCGTTCGTCTACGTCACGCGTCTCTGGTGCGACGTCGCGGTTTCCCGCGACGCGAACGAGCTGCAGATCGACCTCTCCGTCAAGCGATCCGATCAGAAAGTCTCGCTGCAGTAGCGGACTCGCACCCGTGACGAATAGCCGCGCGCGTCGCAAGAACGCGGCATGATCCTCTCGGAAGCGGGCGTCAAGGCCGCGTTTCGGAAGAAATACGGCATTCCGCCGAAGGGGGCGGGCCCGCACGCCGCGTCCTCGTACGGCTTGCCGCTTCCGCCCGCGTCGCATCCCGCCGCGATCCCGTTCGCGCGCGCCGTCATTCGCCGCGCCGGGCAGGCGACGAATTTCGATCCGGACGACGTGCGCAAGCAGGTGCGTAAGGCCAAAGACATCCTGCGCGGCAAACGGCGCGAGGCGATCGGCAACCTCGCCGCGTTGACGTTCGCCCGGTCGATGAGCGGCAACGTCCCGAAGACGCCGCCGCCGAAGCCGAAGATGCTCGAGGGGGCGAAAACGCATCCGCTCGTCGTAACGGAACACGCGTTCACGTTCCGCGAAGATGCCGGCGCAGAGGGCAACGTCCAAAAGGGCGTGCTGCTCATCCGATCGGGAACGGGCAACCGCGCCGATCGGAATTACTACACGGACGCCGCGCTCGAGAAAGCGCGCATGGACGAGATCTTCGAGGGCGCGCGCAGCTTCCTCGATCATCCGACGCCGAATGAAGAGGAGCAGCAGCCAGGGCGTTCGGTGCGCGCGCTCGCCGGTTGGTATTCGAATGTCACGACGGCGCCGTACACGGATCCCGAGACCGGCGATTCGTGCGTCGGCCTCTTCGCCGATTTCTATCCGCAGCTCGGTCGCGACGACGTGATCGGCATGATTCGGACGTGCGCCGAGTATGCAAAACGCTACCCGCGCAAATCGTACGTCGGCCTGTCGATCTCGGCGCACGGTATCGGACAACCGGACGAGATCGGCGGAGAGCAATGGAATCGCATCGATCAAATCACGGGCGTCGAGTCGGTCGACATCGTGACGCGAGCGGGAGCCGGCGGAAGTTTCACACCGCTACGGGAGTCGTACATGAGCGCAACGGCCAAGACGAAACCGAAAGACGGCATCGCCGTGACGCTGGATCGCGCGAAGCTCGAAGAGGGCGCGAAGGCGTTGCGCGAGTCGCTCAAAGCGAGTCAGGTCGCGCTCATCGAGTCGATCACCGGTGCCAAAGTGACGCCCGAACAGGACGCCGCGATCGATAAGAACCTCGGCGTCGTCGACGGCGGCAAGATCGACCAACTGCTCGATGCCGCGACCGGCGTCGATCCCGACGATACGGATGACGCCGACGAAATGACGGAGGACGACGACATGGCAGAGGGTGGCTCGCCGCAACCGGACGCGGCGGATCCGTTCCGCAAGAACTTCAAAGACGCGACGGAAGCGGATTGGAACGCCGGCAAAGCCGCGATGGCTGCCATGAAGAAAAAGTCCGCCGCCGCAATGAAAGAGGCGGCCGACGCGAAGAAGGACGCCGAGGGCGCGCGTAAGCTCGCCGAAAGCGCCGCGAGCGCGACGCGCGAACGCGACGTCGACGCGGTGCTCGCGGAGATCAACCCGCCCGAGTCGTTCCGGCCGCGGTTGCGTCGCGAGCTGCTCGAGTCGAGCGCGAAGACGCGCGACGAGTTCAAGGAGCGCGCGACGGAGTTCGACGCGGCGTACATTCGCCCGCTCATGGAGCGCGGCGTCGTTGCGGTCGCGCACGGCGGCGGCACCGCCAAGATGACGTTCGACTACGGAAAGGCGGTCTAACCCATGCCGATGCTTCTTGCCAACGCGTCCGCGCCGCGGCGTCAGTGCCGCACCTCGATCGCGGTCATCGTCGACCTCACCGTCACGCCGCCCTATACGGGCGCCGTCGCGGGCGGCATCCTCTCGGGCGAAATGCTCTATCGGACGGCGAACTATCAAGCCGCGTCGCTCGCGACGCCCGGTGCGTCGAACGCGAATGCCGCGTCGTTCATCGGCATCGCCGAAGATCAGTATCCGCAGCTCATCGCCGCCGGTATCTACGATTCACCGGTCTTCGGCGATCCGAACGTGCCGATGGTTTCCGTCTACGAAGACGGCGACCATCTGATGAACGCGACGGCGGGCGACGTGTACCAACCGTACATGCCGGTCTACGTCGGCGCGGACGGTCGCACGATCCAGCTCACCGCGAGCGGTACGTCGATCGGCTACGTCTCGCCGGATCAGCGCGCGGTCACCGCGCTGCCGAATCCGGCGCGCGGGCTGACGTTCGGTACCGCCGCGACGGCCGGGCAGCAGATCTACATCCACATCGTCCCGGTCTTGGCGAAGTAGGAGGCGTCCGACCATGCCGATCGCACAGAAACTCCAAGAGCGTCTCGACAAAAACGAGAAGCGATTCCTCAAAGAGTCCGGCATGGCCGACGCGACGGAGCGCGCGCGCGCCGACTTCGAGAAGAAGCACGGTTACGATCCGCGCGCGTGCGTCGAATCGTATGGGTTCACGCTGCCCCGGCACAAGCGGATCCTCGAATCGCAGTACAAGCTTTCCGAAGCCGTCGTGGAGACGCAGCTCTTCTCGCTGACGTCGTTCATGGTGAACGATGCGGTCAACGCATCGTACCAAGCGGTGCCGGTGATCTATCGCTCGATCGCCGACATCGCGCAAGCGAAGACGTCGGAAGTCTCGTACGTCGTGCTGCAAGGCGGCGACGTGCCGCACGCGGCCAACGAGACCGAAGAGTTCACCGAAGTCCGGGCGTCCGGTTATCTCGTGCGCGCGCGCATCTACCGGTTCGGTAAGGTCGTGGCGTACTCCGACGTGCTCGAGGAAGACGATCAGACGGGCGAGATCAAGCGGTGGGCGGAGTATCAGGGCGATCTCATGCCGTACGCCGAGGAACGGCAGTGGGTCGTCACGCTCTTCTCCGCGTATCAGGCGGCGAACGTGCGCGCGTCGGGCATCAACGGCGGCATCATTCCGCCGATGAACATCGCGGGGCAAGCGCCGTCCGGGTACGGCGGCCCGACGCTCACGGCATCGGCGCCGACGCAAGCCGCGCTCGAGGGGCTCTACGAGGCGGTTCCGTACGTGACGGACGCGTCGGGGAATTTGTCGCTCGTGAAGGTCGACACGATCGTGTGCGCCGAGGGCGCGGACGAAATCACGTTCGAGAAGATCCTCCAGTCGTTCTACAACACGACGGCGCCGAGCTCGTCGGGCGGACCGCTCGCCGGCATCCTGATGAAGAACGTCATGGAAGGTAAGCTCGGGATCGCGGCCACGCGGTTCGTGCAGTATGCGCGCGCCGGCCTCGCGGGCGGCGGCTCGAATCCGTGGGGCGTCGGGCAAGCCGGCCGGATCGGCACGTTCATCAACCGTACGCCGCTATCGGTCGTGACCGAGGCGAGCAACGCGGGCCGTTCGTTCGATACCGCGTCGACGCGCATCCGCCTGATGCGCCGCTTCGGCGCAACGGTTCGCATGCCCGAGTTCTTCCTGGCCGGAAACTAGTGTCCAAGCGCAGAGGCGCAGCGACGGCGGCTCCGCGGACGAGAACTCCGCGAGCCGCTTCGTCGTCTGCGGAGTCGGACTCGTTCGGTATCAAGCGCGCGAGCGCGCGCGGTTCGGCCGCGGCAGATGCGGTTGCGCTGGCGATCGAGCCGGACGGCAACACGCGCGAACGTGAAGACGGCGGCGATCTCTTCATGGCGCCTGATGGCGCGTCTGCCGCGGCGCCGATCGTCGACTTCGGCGAGAGCGACGGCATGAACGGCGTCACGGAAGAGGGCGGCGGATTCCCCGCGTGGAGCGTCCCCGATGCCGTGCCGACACTGCGCCGCACGGTCGACGCGTCGTACGAAGGCGAACGGCCGCAGCCGGTCTTCGAAACGGTCGACGATGCGCCGCCCGCGATGGAACTGCGCGCGTCGCCGCGCGTTGTCGCGATCCGCAAAAAGAGCGGCGAGACGATCACGATCGAGCCGATCGCGCAGACGGCGGTCGTCAACAACGCGGCACAGGCGCTCGATGCGAATGCCGTGCGAACGACCGGTGTCGTCACGACGCCGGAAGGCGCCGCGTACATGCGGCCGCGCGTGCCGGCGGGCGACGCCGAAGACCGCGATCGCGCCGTCTCGATGCGGCGGCCGCTCGACGGGCTCGATCCGCTCACGCAACGCATCGGCACGCGCTGGTTCGCCGACGCGGCGCGCTTCGATTGGTGTCGCGAAGGACCGTTCAACCTCAATCCGCCGGGCGAACTCGACTCGCGTCCGCGCCACACGTTCACGCGTTGGTACCAGATGGACCGGCTGCTCGTCGACGTGATGCCGCGCGACAGCGAGCGCGTGCGCAAGGAGATCGCGGAGAAGGCCAAGGCGATTCGCGAGCGGTCGGCCTACGAGGGCATCCCGTGGGGCTATCTGCCGATCGTGCGCGGCGCGTTCGTTCCGGACGAAGCGATCGCGCGCGCGAAGGCGGGCGAGATCGTCGAACTGCAAGTCGAAGCCGTGCGACGCGACGTCGTGGCGGCTTTCGGCTAGTGGTCACGCTCGCACAAGTTCGTTCGCAGATCGCCGATCGACCGCAGATCTATCCGCCGGCGAGCGGAGATCCGGAGATCATCGGCTTCGGCGACGGCACTGCGACGATTTTCGGACTGAGCTTCGAGAATTTCATTTCCGGCACGCTGACGGTGTTCTTCGGAACGCCGGGTGCGCCGGGTGTCGCGATGACGTTTGCCGCCGTGTCGTCGACGCTCTACACGGTCGGTACGCCGTCGCCCGGAGCCGCGACGGCCGCGACGAACCAGATCATCACGTTCGCAGCCCCTCCCGCCACCGGAACGATCGTCGCGGCTCGGTATCAGGCGACCGCGTTTTCCGACACCGAGCTGCAAGAGTACCTCACCAACGCGCAGCTCCTCTACACGGACGATCGCACGGTGCTCAAGGGCGTGACGTTCGATCTCATCGACGTCATTCTGATGGATCAGCGCCGTCTCGAGATGCTCGCGCAGGGCGATTACAAGCGCGACGCCGCGGCGTACGCGGCCGGATTGATCAAGCTCAAGGAGTCGCTCCGAAAGGATCTCACGGGCGATCCGCTGCCCGGCAAGAGCATTCCGCAGATCGCGTTCGCGACGAACGCGGCAAACCGGTACGCTCCGCGCGTGTGATGCTCACCGTCCACGACCGATTCGAGCGCGCGGCGCGCTTGCTGCACCGTATCCTGGACAACTTTTCGACGTCGCCCACCACGCGTTTTCTGCTCTGCTCGTGCGGCTGGTTCGCAAAGGGCACGAGCCTCGATCCCGAGGCAGCGTACGACGATCATCTCGCGCGCGAAGTCCAGAAGCTCGAGGCGTGCGCGTGAAGCCGCGCTTCGTCGTCGCCTTCGTCGTGTGGTTCGCCATCGGACTCATTTCGCTCGTACCGGGCGTCACGTGGCTGCTCGCCGGTCTCGCGGCCATGACGGGTCGGATCCACGATGAGTCCGGAGATGCACCATGATCGTAGAACTCGGTGGTCGGCCGATCGCGGAGGCGCGCGTGCTGGCGCATCGGTTCCTCGAATCGACGCAGCCGCAGCTCGGCGCGCGCAGCCCCCGGGAAGCGCGTCTCGAAGCGTCCAGGATGCGCGAGAAGGTCGCCGGGACGAAGAAGATGCGCGCCGCACTGCTCGACGCGCTCCAGCGCCTCCACGCGCCCGTTCTCGGGGCACTCGGACTGCGCGAGGACGGTGAAGGCGCAAGTGACGCCGCGAACGTCGATGTGGCGATTGAGGCCGCGGCCGCATGGCCGGACGACCTCTTCGCCGGCGCGATCGACGAGATCGTGCGCGAGATGTTCGACCAGGGGGGCGCATCAGCGGCGGCCGAGGTCAAGACGTCGTGGAAGCTTGAGCCGACGAACGCGCTCGACGCGATCCTCAAAGACGAACTCGCGTTCTCGCGCACGTGGGTGCAACGCGAACGCACAGCACTCAAATCAATGATCGTCCAAGCGATCGACGAAGGGACGCCAGTCCGCGAACTCGGCCAGAACATCGCGGACTTCTTCGCGAACGGCGTGCACTACGTCGACGATGACGGCGCGATGGGGCACACGCTGCCGTCGGATGCGTGGGCCGAGATGGTCGCGCGCACCGAAGTCTCGCGCGCGTACAACGCCGGCCACGTCGCAGCGTATCAGGCGGCCGGGATCAAGCGCCTGCGCTGGCTCACGGCGGCGGACGAACGTGTGTGCCCGGTGTGCGCTGCGCTCGATCGCAAGACGGCCGCGGTTGGCGACAACTTCGAAGACATCGACGTCGACCAACCGCCGGCGCATCCGTCGTGCCGGTGTACGACGATTTCCGTCTTCGGTGACGACTGATGCCCCTGCCGCCTGGCTCGTCATCGTTCCCGCCGTCGATCCCGCATTCGCTTCGCCGATCGGTCTACGTCGATGTGCCGAACGTTGCGGCGACGGGATCCGTTCGATGGGGACCGTACAGCGCGTCGATCATCCCGATCCTCGGCGGCCAACAGGTCGAGCGCGAAGGTACCGTCACGCTCGCGTCCGATCGCGTCTATCTGCCGCCGTACGCGCAGTGCTCCGCCGGCACGATCATCACGGACGTGCTCACCGGTAAATCATACGAGGCGCAATTCGTGCAACAGTGGCCGTCGACGATCGAAGTGCTGGTCAAGCGCGAGGGTGCATCGCTGTGATCGAATCGAACATCGACGCCGTGATCGACCGGCTCAAGGCGAAGGCGGCCGCGCTCCAAGATCAGTCGGTTCCGGTCGCGCAGGCAACGGAGTACGTCCGCGGATCGATCGTCGAGCGGTTCACGGGCGAGAACGGGTGGGCGCCCAACTCGCCGTACACGATCGCGCAAAAGGGATCGTCGCGGCCTGGCATCGATACGGGCGCGCTGCGCAACTCGATCACCGCGTCGGTGAACGGCAACAGCGGTCAGGTGGGCACGAATCTGCGCTACGCGAAGTGGTTCAACGACGGCACCGGGATTTTTGCCGGCCACACGGAGTGGACGATCAAGCCGCGCAAGGGCAAGATGCTGCGCTTCCGCGGGCCGGACGGCTTCGTCTTCGCGCGGCAAGTCGTGATGCGTGGGCAGCCGGCACGGCCGTTCATGGTCATCACGGATACCGCTCGCGAACGCGTGCAGAAGATCTTCCGATCGTGGGCGGCCGCGATCCTCGAGGCCGCGTAACATGCTGAGTTTCGCCGACGTCAATTACGCGCTCGAGGACGCGCTCGTGGCGCTCATCACGTCGGCCACCACGGGCGGCGGCGCACTCAACGCCGTTTCGCAATACGCGCCGATCAAGGTGGTCGAGCGAGTCGCGCCGCCCGAACAGCGCCTCTTTCCCAACGTCGGCGTGCAGTTCCGGCGCTACGAAGAGGTTGCGACGGCGACCCACCAATCGCAGATCTCCGCGACGTACGATCTCGCGATCGCGGTGAGTGCGGAATACACTGCGGGTCAGACGTCGACGCTTGCGATCGGGCGCGCGCGGCTGCGGCCGTTCGTCAACGACGGCGCCGGCAACGGCCTCGTGCCGCTCTTGCGATCGCAACCGACGCTCGGCAATCTGTGCCGCCGATCGAAGGTCGTCTCTGTCGAGGAAGCGTCGCTCGTGACCGCGAGCGCGACGTCGGGATCCGTCGTCGCGGCGCTCATCGTGTTCGTCATGGAATACCCCGTCTCGTTCTGAGCGGCGGACACCCTCGACCGTAAGACCGCGCCGTTCGCGTAACCTCCCGCTCCGTATGGGAGGCGCGCGATGAGAGTTCGGTACCAAGGGCCTGCGCTCGAAGTCGAGATCCGCGATCTGCGCGGACATCGCCACGGCGTGTGGCGCGCCGGCGAAGAGCAAGAGATCGGCCCGGACGAAAAGACGCAATTCCGTCAGTCCGACGGCACGATCGTCGTGCGATCGCTGCTCGACTCGCTCTTCTCGTGCGGTCCGGACTTCGTCGACGCCGCGAGCGGAACGAATCCGCTTCACACATGCAATGCGTGCAAGCAGCCCGCGATGGACGAGTTCTTCGTTGATCCCGGAACGCTCGAACCGATCTACCTTCGCGAAGATCCGCACGACGAGGCGAGTCCGAAGCTCTGCCTCACCGACTTCCTCGCGCTCCATCCGGAGTACGAGCGGCTACAGATTGCCGCGGGCGTGCCGGTCGAGATCGTGACGGAAGCGCGCAAGCGGCGAAAGACGCCGGCGCCCCCGGAGGCGATACCGATGGTGCCTGCGGCCCACTTCGGCGGCGTCGAGCAAGAGCTCGTGCCCGCGTCGCATTCCGATGAGGAGCACGAATAATGCCGCTTGCACCAAGTGGGGAACTCACCTCCATCGGCTTCGGCCGCGAGACGACGCCCGGCACGGCCGCGACGCCGACCGTATGGATCCCCGCGGACAACGTGTCGTTCGACGGCACGAACGCGTTCAACGAAAAACCGGGCGCGCGCAAGCGCATCGGCCGCACGCGGATGAACACCGGCATGTATTCGGGCAAAGGCTCGATGGACGCCGAGTGCGATCCCGACAGCATCGGCGCGCTGCTTGCGCTGTTGATGGGCAGCGAAACCGTCACGTCGAATGCGGCAAATCCGTCGGCGCAAGCCGTCACGACGACCTCCGCGGCTGCGATCCCGATCGGATTCCAAACCGTCACGCCCGTCGCCATGACGAACATCGTCGTCGGGCAATCGCTCACGGTCGACACGGCGGGCAACCTCGAAGTCGTGCGCGTGCGCGCCGTGTCGACCACGACGTTCTCGGCATATTTCAAGTTCGCGCACGCTGCCGGCGTCACGATCACGAACGCCGCGGTCGTCACGGCGTACAACCACACGTTCAACCTCGCGTCCCCGCGACCGTTCTTCACCACACAGATCAATCGCGTCACGGATGCGCGGAATTGCGTCGGGAACAAGTTCGCTTCGTTCTCGCTCGCCGCATCCGCAAAGGCGATCCTGTCGGCGAAGTGCGCGACGGAGTATCTCACCGAACTCACGACGGGCTCCGTCACGACGCCGGTCTACTCGACGCTCGATGCATTCTCGTACGAGTCGCCGCTCAATCAAGGACTCATCAACGGCGTACAGTCCGACGCGACGATTCAATCGTGGCAGGTGGACGTCAACACCGGCCTCGTGACCGACTTCCCGAAGTTCGGCGGCGGTCGCACGCGCGGACAGATGCCCGAAACCGTCACGAAGGTCTCGGGCAGCGCGGTCCTCGCGTACGAGACCGAGACGATGATGAACGCCTTCTGGGGCAACGTCGGGGGCGCCACCGGCCCGCAGACGATCGTGCTGCCGTTGAGCCTGTCGTTTCTCTTCTCGGCCGTCGATTGGGTCAACACGGCGGTCCCCTTCTCGCTCACGGTTTCGCTCGGGACCTGTTTGATCACGGCCAATACGGTGCCGATCAAAGCGGCGAACTATCTCACGCAACAGGTGAAGTGGGAGAATGCCGAGTCGATCAACGGTGCGCAAGACGACGTGATTTTCGTCCTCACGAACGCCGCCTCGGGCGCGTCGATCTAGTGCCGAGCGCACGCACACGCGCGCGCGCCGCCGGCGTCGCCGTCGCGATCGAGGCGACCGAACAGCACGATCTCGAACGCCCCGACAAGCAGCTCGAAGTCATCGCGCCGCGGAAGCTCGCGTACGTGCTGACGTTCCCGCCGCGAGAGGTTGTGCTCGAGCGCATCGAAGGCGGCAAGCGTACGCGCGAAACCGTCATGGAAGTCGTCGAACGGCCGATCGAGATCGCGACCGAGGTGACGGTCGGCCAGATGCTGCGACGCGACATCATCGACGATCTCGAAGCGTTCTTCCGCCTCATCATCGTCGAGGTCGGCCGCATCGCCCCCGGGCTCGATCCACGGATCGACAGCCGCGCGTACGTCGCAACCGCACTCATGCGGGGAAAGCCGCGCATGATGCTGCGCGAGATCGTCGCCCAGATGGCGCGCTACACCGATGTCGAGCCGGACGAGAACGGCCGCGTGAAGCTGGAACGGCCAACGGTCGAAGCGCTCGAAGTCGGTATGGCGTCGGGCGACCTCTCCGCGATCGGCATGAAATTCTTCATGGACGAACTGGAGAAGCGCGCCGAAAAAAAAGCGCCGGCGGAGGACTAGGGATTGCGACCGCGATTGCGGTCCTCCGAGAAGCCGGCTGGTCGCTGCATGAGATCCACGACATGACGATGGCGCAGGTCGATCTCTATCTGCATCTCGCGTCGCGCGGCGAGGATCGACGCGCGGAGCTCATCGGCTATCACGTAACGCACCGCGTCCTCGCGGGCCTGGGGCTACTCGGTGGCTGACGACAATCTCAACATCAACATCAACGCGTTCGGCGACGACGCCGCGCGCGAGATCCTCGACGTCGTGGCGCGTTTCGAGAAGCTTCGCGACGCGATGAACGCCGCGGCCGACGCCGGTACGCAGAGTACGTCGAAGATCGTCGAAGGCGCGGGTGAAGTCGCGGAAGCCGTCGGCGCGACGGCAAGCGCCCAGGCCACCGCGGCGGACCAGATGGTCGGATCGATCCGAAGCGTGTCGGCCGCGCAACAGCAGCAACTCGACGATCTGCACGCGCGGTTCGCCGCAGAACTGCAAGCGCAAACGGATCTCACGAATCAAGAGATTGCGCTCCGGATCCGGTGGCTCGACAACGAACGCCAGATGGGCCGCATGTCGCTCGAGGACGAGCAGTCGCGCCTCTCGGAGCTCCTGTCGTCGACCGAGGCGAATTCCGCAGCGCGGATCGCGGCCGAACGCGCGGTGCAGCTCGTCAACGCGGAACTTGTGCAGCAGTCGATCGCGGAGTATCGCGCTGAGGCGGAAGCCGGCGTCATTTCCAGCGAGCAGCAAATCAAAGCGCTTCAATCGATTGCGGCCGAAGCGGAGTATTCGCTCAAGACGCGCATGCTTGCGAGCGACGAGATCGCGCGGATCGAAAAGGTGAACGCGGCCGAGGCGGCTGCAGCCGTGACTGCGGCGGAGCGTGAGAAGCGGGCCGAAGTGGCGGCGACCGCCGCTGAGATGAAAGAAGAGGCGTACGTCGCGATGGACGTCGGCTATGCCCTTTCCTCGATCGGCGTGAAGGGCGGCAAGACGCTCGCCGATCTGTCGTATCTCGCGCGCGACTTCTCGGCCGCCGGTGCCGGCATGGTGCTCCAGATGGCGGGCATCGGGCTTGCCGTCGCGGCCGTCACCGAGACGATCGGGTTTCTCGGCAAGGGGATCAAAGACGCCGAGGCCGAGGAGTCGCAGATGGCGACGATTCGCGCGGCGGTCGAAGCCGAAGGCGCGTCGTGGGAAGATGCGCGCCGGTCGATCGAGGATTACACGACGTCGCTGCAGGCGAACTCGACGTACTCCAAAGGCGAAGCGCTCGACGCGATCAATCAACTCATCCAACGCGGCCTCACGTATCAGCAATCGGAAGAGGCCGTGAGCGCCGCGGCCGACCTCGCCGCCGCGGAGCACCTCAAGCTCAGCGAGGCGGTCAAGCTCCTCACATCGGCTGAGGGATCGCGCGCGGCCGCGCTCGAGCGATACGATCCGCAGCTCAAGGCGCTGATCGATCGCCATGCGTCGTTGCATGACATCGTGCTCCAGGTCTCGCGCGACTTCGACGGCGATATGGTCGACGCGCTCAACACGACCGAAGGAACCAGCGAACACCTCGGTCACCAGATGGACGAACTCGGCGTACACTTCGGCAATCTCGTCAACGGGCCGCTCGCCGATCTGATCGGCGGTCTCGACGCCGTCGTGCAAGGGCTCAACAACGCGATCGACGCGACGCAGCGCTTCTTCTCGGCGCAAGCCGACGCGTCGACGATCGCGGGCGTCGGGCTCGACCTCGACGGCGGCAAGAAGGGCGCGGGGCCGTCCGACGGAGGCGGCTTCGGCGAGGACGCGGGCGACGATATGTTCGCGCGCTATTCCCATACGAAATCATCGCCCTACGACAATCCGACGGGTCGGCAGTCGGCGTCGAACGATTCGCACGACATCAGCGAGCGAATCTCGATGGTGTCGGAACTCTACCGTACGAACCGCATGACGTACGACGAGGCGCTGCGCCAAGAAGAAGAGCTGCGCACCCGCTACAAACTTACGAACGAGCAAGTCAACGAACTCACGATGGCGGAGCTGCGCCTTCAAGACGAACGTGCATCGAAAGAGAAAGCCGGCGCGCGCGCGGGCGAGGCGGCATATAAGCAGCGGCCGGTCGACGTGCAGCTCATCGGCGACCCGGCTTCGAAGACCGATTCCGTCGTCGCGGGGCAGAAGATCCTCGACTCGAACCTCAAGGACCTCACGGCGTCCGAGGATTCGTATCGGCTCGCCGTCGATCTCGCGACGACGTCGGAACAGAAGGCGACGGCCGAGGCGCAACTCCGTGCGAAACAACAGAACGACGCGCGCGTCGCCGAGTTCGAGCTCACGGCCCAGATCGCGGCGGAGATCGCGCGTCGTAACGAACTGAGCGGGCAAGAGCGTGAAGCGACGGCGAACGCGACGCGACTTGCCGCCGAACACGATGCGCTGGCCCAGGCGCTCAACACGACGCAGGATCGCTCGGGCGCGCTTGCGGCTCGCGTCGCCGATCTGCAGAAGCAATACACGACGGCGAATTCGACGTCGACGTCGCTCCGTTCGACGATCGACACGCTCACGACCCAGATCGACGCGAACACCGACTCGCTCAAAAAGCATCAGCTCGCGTCGGCCGCAGACGAGATCGCCGCCGCGAAGCTCACGCTCGCGTACAACGATGCCCGTGACAAAGCCGCCGAGAGCCTCTCGGAAGAAGAAGGCACGTTCGGCGTATCGCTCGAGCGCGAGCAAACATATTGGACCGCGCGCATCGCGGCACTCGATCGCGGGTCCACGGATTATCTTGCGAAGCTCGCCGATTTCGAAGCGAAGCTCGAAGGTGTCGGCGAGAAGATCCGCGAGCGCGACGTCACGGGCGCGCAAAAATACGGCGCCGACGCGCAATCGCTCGCCGACGACGAGGCGACCTACGATCGTTCCCTGCAGCAGCAGCTCGCGTACTACGCCGCGCGCTATCAGCAAGAAGTCGCCGCGAACGGCCAATACAGCGAGCAGGCCGAGGAACTCGCGAAGAAGATCCTCTCGATCGAAGAGGACGAATACAAGCAACGGATCGACGCGCAAAAGCAATTCACGCAAGAATTGCAGACGGGCGAAGAGACGCTCGTCGGCGACATCATCGGCAAGCACGAGACGTTGCGCAATACGCTCCATTCGATCTGGACCGATATGGTGAATGACTTCACCAAGCAGATCGAAACGATGGTGGTCAAGGGCGCGCTGCTGAGTTCGCTCAACAACGAGATCGCGAAGATGCTCGGCATCGGCGGCAGCGGTGCTGCGGGTGCTGCGCAGTCGGGCGCGACGAGCGGCGGGCTCTTCGGGTCGTTCTTCGGCTCGTCGGGCGCGACGCAGATCGCAAGCTCGCTACCGACCACGGGCGGCGTCACGGGGTTGCTCTTCGGCCCCGGCGCCGTTACGGCGTCCGGTGCTCAGGGCGGCTACACCGGCGCGGGCTCGGGATCGCTCACGGCGTCTCAACTCGATGCGTATTCGAGCGCGACGGCCGCGCCCGGAAGCGCTTTCGGTTCGGGTGGCGGGGTATCGGTCGGCGGCGGATCGCGCGCCCTTGGATCAATCCTCGGCGGCGCCGGATACGGCGGTCTCGCGGCGGGCCTCGACGGCGGGAATGAAACCGGCGGCATGCTCGGCGGGGCGCTCGGCGGGGCACTCGGCCTCGCGCTTAACGCAAACCCGCTCATCGGTGCCGGTATCGATCTTGCGGCCGGGCTGATCGGCTCGCTTTTCGGCTCGCACACAAACCCGTCAAATAACCCGGACGACTACGAATCGCAAACCGGCTACGGCCAGGACGTCGCGGATCTGCAGTTCGGGCAGTCGGGCGCGAACGGATCGTACTACTATCCCGATGCGTCCGTTGCGAAGTTCGTGGCGCAGATGAACGTCGCGAACGGCTCGATCACGGGCGGCGCGAATCAAGGCATGCAGAGCGTCAATTCGAACGGCACGATCGCGTCGTCCGGCGGCATCGACGCGGCCGAAATGTGGCTCAGCCAAAATCAAAACGACACGGCGGCGCAACTCGAACAGATGGGCGTGAGCCCGGCGCAGTTCGCCAACTGGGTGAAGCTCTTCGGAGAGTCGGCGACCGGCAGCGGCCAGTACTCGCACATCGCGGGCGATCCGAACATCGGCGACATCGAGGTCACCGGCGCGACGACGGGCGGCAACACGAAGACGAATTACTCGTCGCTCGCGACCGCGCTGCAAGCGATCATCTCGGCGAGCAGCAACGGTACGGGCGCCGTTCCGACGTTCTCCGTGACGCGCTCATACAACGATCCGTCGATCGTTACGGGGGTCGAATCCACCGGCACGTACACCCCGACCCCGACCAATCTTCTCGGCGTTCCGGCCGCAGGCTCTTCGACGTCGACCGCGGCTGGAACCAACACCGCCGGTACGAGCACCGCGGGAACGAACGCCGTCGCGGAGGCGCCCGCGGTGAGCGTGAATATCTACGGCAACGTCGTCGGCCCGAGCGGCATGGACTCGATCGCGCAAGAGATCGGCATCGCGCTCGGCCGGTTCCAAGGCGGCCTCGTTCCCGGAGCGGGCAGCGGTGCCGGCGGCCGCATGCAACGCTTCACCGGCGGATCGTAAGTGGCGGCCGTCGACTTCCGCATTTCGGTCTTTTCGCCGAACGCGCAAACGCTCGAAGCGAACGACATTTCCGGCGACGTCATCGCGCTTACCTACGAAGACACGCCGACCGGATGCGGCGCGGGAAAGCTGACGCTCGGGATCTATCTCGAGGACGTCGACTCCGACGGGTATTATGAGCCGTTCAATCTCGTCGAGATCTCGTCGGGCGACATGCGGCTCGCGACCGCTTGCGCTGCGGGTGCGACGAAGGTCTATCTCGACACGACAGAGCCACTCGATCGGACCAAGGGCGAAGACGTCCAGCAGCTCTATTTCTACGACGGCACGAACCTCACGATGCGCGTTCCGGTCGTGTCGATCGGGACCGACGGCGGGGGCGTATACGCGAATATCGGCGCGCCCGACGGGCATCTCGGTAACCCCTCGACGCTCCCGGCGTACGGCGTGGGAACGATCGTCGGGCGCCGCCGCTACGTCGGACGGGTTGCGCTCGTCTCGTCGCAAGAGACGCGCGATCCCAACGTCACCGTCACGCTCGTCGGCCTTACGGTCGCGTGGACGCAAGCCTCCGGATCCGTGACGGCCACGACGTCGGCCAACGTCGACGTCGGAACGGCGCTCTACGACGTGCTCGTGCAGTTCGCGACGTCGCACTGGCCGTTCTTCGCGTTCTCGCAAGCGAATTTTCCGACGGTCGGCTACACGTACGCCGATACCCTCACGACCGTCACGATGGACCGCTTCATCGCCGACGCGCTCGGCGCGATCCCGACGGCCGATTTCTGGGTCGTGCGCGTCGGCCACGATCGCATTCCGCGTCTCGTGCAAGCGTATATCGCGTCGTCGAACACGTACGTGTACAACCGCACGCTCCAGCAGGGCGTGACGAACTTCGAGGCCCAACAGGTCCAGATCGACGGCGACGCGATCGCGAACGTGTACAACGCCGTCACCGTCACGGGATCGAGTAGTGGCCCGAGCGGTCAGCCCATCACGGTCCAGGTGACGGATCCGGCGTCCATTACGGCGCTCGGATTTCAGATCGACGGACCGCCGGCATCGAACACCGCGATCACGACCACGGCTGCGGCGTCGACCTACGGCGCGGGCCTGCTCGCGCAGAATTCGCTCGCGAGCGCGACGCTCAAACTCTTGGTGTGGACGAACGACGACGCACCGGTTGCGCTCTACACAGGCGGACCAATTCGCGGCGACGTGCTGCGCGCGCTCGCGTGCATCACCGTCACGAATTTCGACAAGACCGGGATCGTGACGAATTCCGCGCCCGACTCCGTGATCCAATACGGCACGGGCGTCGGCGCGCTCTGGACGAACACGGGCGGTCTTACGGTGATCGCCGGCGGCGCACCCGACGGGCAGAACGCGTGGAGCATTCCGGCGGGAGCCGGCGGCGGCTTTGCCTTCGGCCCGACGTTTGCGTGCGTGCCGGGTCAGGTGTGGACCTTCGCGGGCTACATCGATGCGTCGGGCGTCTCGGGCGGCGGCGCTTACAGTAATTACGCGTGGGCGATCGGCGGCTATACGGCTGGATCGACGACGCCGGTCAATCTCGCCTATTCCGACGCGACCACCGCAACGGGCACGAGCCCGGCGACGACCTTTACCGTACCGGCGGGTTATGTCGGCCTCTGCATCTACCCGGTGGTCGTCGCTCACTCCGGCGCGACCGGCAACGTCAAATTCTCGCAGCCGAACGTGTGCCGCGGCTCGTTCCTTCGCCCGTACGTGCAGAACGCCGCGGCCCCGAACGTCTACGGCCTTCCGACGTCGATCGTCACGACCATCGACGTGAAAACCCAGACGACGAAGCAAGAAGCGCAGTTCGCTGCGATCGAGCCGGATTGGTCGTCGTATCAGCGCCTTCAGCAGAACCAAGCCGTCACGGCGCTGCTCGCGAACCGCTCGACGCCGCTATCGATCGATCAATATTGCGTCTCGGCGAACCTGCGGAATTACACGACGAGCACGTCCACTCTAGGCGTAACGGTACCCGCGTTTCTCGCGCAATTCGCATCGGGGACGCCGCTCGTCTCGGTCCCCGCGCAGAGCCTAATCTTTCAACCGTCGCAGACCAATTACGTCTTCCTCGAGGCGAGCGGCTCGTCGTACGCGTTTGTCGTCCAGCAGTCGCCGACGACGATCCCGAACGCGATTGCGATCGGCTATTTCACGACGAGCGCGACTGGTGTCATCGGGTCGTTCTTCACCGCGCCGGTTGGCGTCTTCCAGGTCGGCTTCGGCAACGTCAATTCCACGACGACGCTGCCCGCGCCGACCTGGAGCGGCACGCCGTCGGTGACGAACGGCGCCGCGATCACGGGACTCGCGACGGCGGTCGACGCGTCGGTCGCGCTCAACAACGTGCCGACGAACGGATCGGCAGCGCAGATCCTCTGGCTCTATCGGCAGAGCGCGAGCGCGGGCGGATCGGGCGCGTGGATTCCGTACGAGGCGCAGAACCTCACGCTCGCGACGGGCTCGGTCTACCCGGCGGCCTCGCAGACGCAGACGTTCGAATACGATCTCAACAACGGCTCGACGTACGACATCGCCATCGCGTACGTCGGGCTCGCGGGCTACGGGCCGCTCTCGATCGTGCAGTCGGGCTTCGTGGTCAGCGCGATCGGCATTCCGAACGCATACATGCTGGCCGGATCGGGATCGGCACCGGCGGTCACCGGAACGGCGACGCCCACGGGCTCCAATGGCCTGACGGCCGCGATGGCGCTCGCGTTCACCCCGACGAATCAGCCGACGGACGGATCGCTTTCGCGCATCTCGATCTGGTACACCACGACCGCGATCTCCGGCACGTGGACGTACGTCGGGTCGTTCCCGGCCTACGGGGTCGGGTCGGCCTCTCCCCCGGCCTCGCACCCGTACACCTTCACTGTCGATTCGCTTGCGAACGGCACGACGTACGGCTTCGGCATCTCGTACGAAAACGCGCAAGGCGGCGAGACGGCCATCACGCAGTTCGCGACCGCCACGGCTCAGGCGATCGCGATCACCGTCCCGTACCTCATCGCGGGCACGAAGCCGACGCCGACCTTCAGTGCCGCCTCAACCATCTCGAGCGCCCCCGCGCTCGCCGGCGTCGCGCTGCGCGTCGTTCTCGGCTGGACGATCAATAATCAGCCCACGGACGGATCGCTCTCGCAGATCGCGGTCTATTACCGCATCCACGGCTCGGGTAACTGGTCGCAGGCGTTCGCGATCCCGGCCGCCGGCCTGCCGAACCCGACGAACCCGCAGAGCTACGCGAACGTCGAGATCCCCGCCATGACGGCGGGCGTTGCGTACGACTTCGGCATCGCGTACGAGAACGCGCAAGGCGGCCAGGGGAATATCGCGGCTCCGGCCGCGTGGTCGAACTACACGCCCGCGCCGATCGCAATCGCGAACCCGTACATGCTCACGACGCTCTGGACGCCGACGATCTCGGCGGTCACGATCACCGCGGCCCCGACGGTCACGGGCGGCGCGGGAACGGTCGGGTCGCTCTCCGCGACGGCGTCCCTCGCATTCACGACCACGCAGCCGACGGACGGCAGCCTGTCGCGCATCTCGATCTACGTTGCGATCGCGGGCTCCGGAAACTACGGCTATGTCGGGTCGATCGTCGCACAAGGCGCGTCGACGTCGTCGCCGCCGGCATCGGCGTCCTATTCGGGAATCCAGGTGCCGAACCTCACGAACGGCACGGCGTACGACTTCGCGATCGCGATGGAAAACGTCGCGGGCGGCGAGGGAGCGATCACGTACGTCGGCACGTCGACGGCGCAAGCCATCGCCGTCACCACGCAGTACCTCGCCGGCGGGACGCCCGTGTCTCCGACGAATACGAGCGTCACGATTGCGAGCGTCCCGACGCTGCCGGGCGTCGTCGGCCGCGTGCAACTCTCGACGACGATCACGAACCAGCCCGTCGACGGAACCTTCAAGGGCGTCGTGTTCTTCCAGCGGCAGCACGGCGCCGGTACGGGCGCGTGGTCCGTCGCGTTCATCGTGCCGACGACCTCCCCCGCGACGCCGGCCGCATCGGGAACGTACTCCGTCGAGCTACCGGAGGTGAGTGCGGGCGTCGCGTTCGACTTCGGCGTCGCATTCGAAAACGTCCAGGGCGCGCGCGGCGCAATCGTCTCGCCCGCCGCGTGGCAGAACTACACGCCGCAAGCGATTCAGATCGAGACGGCGTACCTACTCGGCACGATCGCGACGCCCGCCGTGCAATCGTCGCCCGGACCATTCACCGCGTCGGTCGGCACGAGTAACGGCCTCACGGCCGCCGTCTATGTCGCGTTCACGCTGACGAACCAGCCGCAGGACGGCTCGCTCTCGCGCATCGGCATGTGGCAGCGCGTGACCGCGGGCGGCTCGAATCCGTGGGTCTACGTCGGCTCGTTCCCATCGAACGGCGTGAACTCGACGTCGCCGCCGGCCAGCGGGACGTACACGTTTCAATTCGACAATCTTACGAACGGCCAGGGCTACGATTTCGGCTGCAGCTACGAGAACGCGCAGGGCGGCGAAGGCACGACGGTCTTCATCGCTTCGGCGACGGCCGTAGCGATCGCGGTCAGCACGCCGTATCTGCTCAAAAATACCAATCCGGCGACGGCGCCGACGATCTCCGGAACGCCGACGGTCGCGAGCGTTTCGACGCTTCCGGGGTTTGCGGCGCGAGCCGGCGTCACGTTCACCGTCTCCAATCAGCCGACGGACGGATCGCTTTCGCAGATCGGCTGCTACTATCGGAATACGGGCACGAATTGGTCCAAGGCGTTCGCCATTCCGGCGAGCCCGATCGTTCCGCCCTACTCGGCGTCGCAGACCTACTACTTCGAGATCGCGGACATTTCGGCTGGCGTGGCGATCGACTTCGGTTGCACGTACGAGGACGCGCAGGGGAACGAAACGCCGGTCGGCACGATCGCGACGAATTATACGCCCCTCGCGATCGGCATCGCGTCGCAATACATGCTCGCGGGCTCGACGCTCACGCCGGTCGTCTCGGGCCCGAGCGCCACAAACGGCACGTCCGCCGACGGCGTGAACGCGGACGTCATCGTGACGTTCTCGCTCACCAATCAGCCGACGGACGGATCTCTGTCGCGCGTGCAGATCTGGGTGCGCCAGAGCTCCCGCGGCGGCTCGAACGTCCAGGGGAACTCCACGTTCTATTGGTCGCCGTACGGATCGCAGCAAGCCTACGGCGTCGGGTCGTCCTCTCCGCCCGCGAGCGGCCCATACCGATTCGATCTGGCCGACATGACGAACGGCCAGACGATCGACATTGGGGTCAGCTACGAGAACGCGCAGGGCGGCGAGTCGACGCTTGCCGTCGTCGTCTCGTCGTTCACGACGGCCGCGCTCAACCTGCCGGCGAGCGGCACGGCGTTCCAGAATCTCCTCACCGATCAATTCATCGGCCTTGCGGTCAACTCGACGAACGGATTCCTCGCGATGCCCGTGGGCAGCGGCATCGCCATCTATCCGTCCACGCAATCGGACTACCTCGGGCCGTACGTGGGCGCGCCCGTGGACCAAGCCGCGATCGCATCGTACGCGACGTTCGTCATGCGCTTCCAGCTCACGAGCACGAGCGCGTCGGGCTTCATCACCGCTTCCATGTTCACGAGCGCGACCGCGCCTGCCGGCACGTTCACGAGCGGCTATTACATCACGTATACGCCGGGCTCGCCGCCCACGCTCACGATCAACAAGCTCGTCGCCGGAGCGCTCTACTCGATCGTTTCACGCAGCGCCGCGATCGCCGCGTCAGGCTTCTATGCCGCGGTCCCCGCCCTGCCGAACTCCGACCTCGCGTTCCACGAGCTGCGCGTCGTCATCATCCCCGGAAGCGGGCTCATCGTTCCCGCGCCGGGGATCACGATCGAGATCTACCTCGACTCGGTGCTCGTGCTGTCGTTCGCAGAAAGCACCACGACCGCCGCCGTCACGACCGGGCCGAGCTACTTCTCGTTCGGCGGGAACATCGGCGGCGTCGCGCCCTACACGTCGGGGACGTGCGGACCGGGGAGCAACGGGTACTCCGCGGTCTATCTCGATCCGCAAGACCTCGTAATGACCGGCACTCAGGGCGGTCGGCGATACGAGCAGCAGCAGGCGTCGCTCGTGAAATCTCAGGCGAAGCAAGCCGCGACGGGCTCGACGACGCCGCTTGAAACCGCCGTCGTGCAACGCGAGAGCAACGCCGGCACGACCGGGCACGGCATCAACCTGCTCTTCAACCCGAGCGCAGCGCGCGGCTCGAACGGGTGGGCGACGTACGATTCGTCGGGAGGCGTGGCGTCGCTCTACACCGATCAAAGCTCGGGCGGCCGGTTCCTCATCAACCTGCCCGCGCACGCGTACGGCGCCGCGAACAAAGTCGCCGAGTGGCTCCAAAATCTCAACACGAACGCGTACAACACGCTCCTCGCCTCGTCGACGTACACGATCTCGGGCTTCCTCGAAGTGGCGTCGCTGCCGACGGGCGCGTACGCGCAGATCTCGCTCACGGGCCTGCCGACCGGATCGACGAGCGTCGGCCTCACGCAGTTCGCGTCTCCGGGCGTGTACTTTTTCTCGATCCAGGTCACGACGGGTAGCGGCGCTTTCTCCTCGCCCGCCCTGACGCTCGCCGTCAACACCGGCACGTCCGCGACGACGACCGTGGCCGCGTTCGTCGCGTTCCACACGCTCATGCTCGAGTCGGGCACCGTCGCGACGCACTACGACGACTCGCAAGCGCACGCGCTCGTCGCGAACACGCACACCGCAACCGCCGGCGCCGAGGGGAGCTATCTCGCAGGCGGGTTGGTCAGCGCGCGGCACCTCTACGGTGGGAACGCCGCCGACGCGGGCGCGATGGTCGACTCGACCTCGAAGTTGCTCTTTGCGCGCCATCACGCCGCCGTGCAAGCCGCGCTCACGTCGACCGCAGGCGCCGATGCATCATACCTCGCGTCAGGTCAGATTTCGCGTCGTCACGTCAACCCCGCCGGCAGCGCGAACACGATCAAGAACCCGCGTTTCCAGAACGGCCTCGCGGGATGGTCGTTCTACTCCACCGCCTCCGCCGGCTTGATCGGCGCGTACGCTACGAGCGCCTACTTTGGCGGATCCGCATCGATCGTGTCGGGAGCGAGTCGGGGCGCAACCGCCTACCTCGACGAGATCTATCAGGCCGTCAACGCGAACTCGTTCGGCTACCTCAGCGGCGCTGCCGTCGTCGCGGCCGTGTGTGTGTACATTCCCGTGCTCTACGCAGGCGCGAGCGTCTCGCTTGCGTGGTCCGACTCGTCGGGCGGCAGCGGCACCCTCGCGACCTCGACCGCAACTGGCACCGTATTGCTCAGCGGCACGTTCACGCCGACCGCGGGCGCCACGACGGTCAACCTCCTGTTCCAGCTCACCTCCGCGGGAAACGCGGCGTCGCAGGTCATTTTTTACGATCCCAAACTTGAACTTGGCAGCGTCGCGACGCCCTTCCGCGACGACAACGCCACGTCGCTGCTCGCGCTCACGCACGAGGTCGAACTTGGCTCGACGGGCTCGTTCCGATCGCAGACCGTTCAAGATCGCCACATCGCCGCGAGCGTGCCGCGGAAGAACCTCATCGTCAACGGAAATAATTGCGCGGGCACCGGCGACACGGCTCCATCTACGTTCGGCTGGAAGGGCGCGTACAACACGACGGCCGCGCCGTTCTCCGGTGGAAATTACGGGCCGTTTCTTTCGATCGGCTTCACGAAAACCTCGACTGCGAGCGCGCAGGGTTACTACCAAGACGTGCCGGTCACCCCGGGCCAGACGTACACGTTCCAGGGCCTAATCTACGACGTCTCGGGAAGCTGCTCTCCGACGATCTGGATCGGTAAGTCCGACTACTCGACGCAATACAACGCTTCGCCGACCACGCCCGTCAACGTAGCAACGATCCCCGCGTTCTACTCCGGCGCCGCCACGCACGCGAACGCGAACAGCACGACGAGCACCGCCGGTTGGGCGCATCTGTACGGCACGTTCGCCGTACCGTCGGGCGTCTCGAGCGTACGCGTGCTCATCTACGACAGCGGCTCCGTCGCCTCGCTGTCGTTCTACGCTCAGGGCATCATGCTCACCGAGGGTTCGCGCCTCCAAGATTATATCGACCACGAAGGCAACGCGGGCTCGATCGCAAATCGACACCTCAGCAACGCGACCCAGGATGGCCTCGCGAACGGCACCTACACGCGGTCCGTGTGGAACCTGCCGCATCAGGGCGCGAACCTCGTGGAGAATCCGTACTTCGCCGTCACGGCGCAATCGCCGACGACGGAGGTCGCCGCGAATTGGGCGGGCCTGCCGACCGCCAATATCGCGTATAACGGCGGATCCGGCTGGACGATGAGCCAGGAGACGACGACGGGCGGCAGCGCGCTGATCGGCAGCAACGACGTCCTCTGCCGCTACAACACGGGGGTCACGATCCCCGCGTCGACCACGTACTCGAACCGCATCACGACGGAACGCGTCTTCGCGGCATTGCCGGGCGACTCGTTCGTGCTCAACGTCCACTATTCGATCGCGTCGCTCGCGTCGCTGCCCGCCGGCGTCCAACTGAATCTGCACTTCGGCTTCTACCGCTATTTTTCCGACGGCACGAACGACGTCGGCGCCGGCGCCGTCGGGCTCGTGAATCTGCCGAACGTCAGCACGGCCACCGCGGGCTACGCCACCGCCTCGACGACGTACACCGTGCCGCAGCCGGTCTCGAAATCGGTCGTCGGGCTCACCGTCACGCTCGAAATCGAAATCCAGAATACGACGGGCTCTTCGTACACGACGACTAACCTCGTGGCCGACGTGCGCTTCGGGTACGTGCAGTGCTATCGCTTGACGAATCTCGCCTCCGAAGTCACGGGGCAACTGCCGTACGCGAACGACAGCACCGCGACGCAGGCGGCGATCAGCTCGGCGGGCGCGCTGCAGGGCGTCAACACCGCGATGATCGGCCCGTACGGCACGACGCCCGGCTTCTCGACGATCAATTCGTCGCAGACGTTCACGCCGTCCCTGACGATTACGATCCCGTCGTACGGCTCCTGGTTCGTCGAGATCGAATGGACCGCGCGATGCACGTACACGTCGCTTGCGATCGCGGCGACGAGCACCGGCACGATGGGCACGCCTTCGTCGATCAACGCGCCGAACACGACGACCGTCCCGACGACCGGCGTCGCGAAGTATATCGTGACCGCGACGGGTGCCCAGACGATCACCGCGACGTTGACCGCGACGACCGGAAACTTCACCGGTGCCGCATGCGCGACCGGCCTCTATATCACGCGCCTCTGGCGCTACGCCTAATCACCGCGCATTACTCAAACGTGCTACCGTGGACGCAAAAAGGAGAACTCCCCATGCGCACGATGATCCTCGTCCTCACTGTTTTCGCACTCGCGGCGTGCAGCTCGCCCGGCGCGCGCGTGATCCCGACCGCCACGCCGCAGCCGACAGCCTCGCCCACGATCGCTCCCACGGCGACGCCGACTACTGCTCCGACCTCCGCGCACGTACGCATCGGAGTCGGCGCGTGGGTCAATCCGTCCCCAGCGGACGGCGGTCCGACGACGATCGACGCGCTCGAAGCCGCGATCGGCCGTACCCTGGACTACGCGCTCCACTACGGCTCGTTCGCCTCGGCGTTCCCCTCGCCGCCGGAAAAGGACGACCTCGCGCACGGGCGTATCCCGATCCTCTCGATCACCTGCGGTAACCCGACGACGCTCCTCGGCGGTGGATACGATTCGGAAATCGACACCCTCGCGACGTCGATCGACTCGTTCGGCGAGACGGTCGAGATGCGGTATTGCGACGAGATGAATCTGCCGCACAACAACCTGACGCCATCGCAATTCATTCCGATGTGGCAGTACGTCCACGATCGCTTCGTTGCCGACGGCGTGGCGAACGTGCGGTGGTTCTGGTGCCCGAGCAACGAGAACGCCGATCCGTCGTCAGGCGTGGCGTACTACCCCGGCGATGCGTACGTCGACGACGCCGGGTACGACGCCTACGACGACAACTCGGTCGGCTTCGAAGTACTCATGGATACGATCTATCCATCGTACGCGCCGATCGGCAAGCCGATGATCGTCGGCGAGACGGGCGCTATGCGCTCGACGAACCAAGGCACGTATCTCGGTGACGATGCCGCATCGCTGATTCGCTCGCGCTATCCGCTGATCCATGCGCTCGTGTACTTCGACGCGGACCCGCCGGGCGCAATCGGAGATTGGGATCTCTCGCAAGCGGGACTCGCATCGTTTCGGCTCTTCGCGCAAGCCGCGGAATAATCGTAACCCGGACACCCCACGCCCTCGGCCGCGCGTCCGGATGGAATAGGACGCGACGGAATACCCCGGTTCCGTGGAGAGGGCAAGCATTGAATGCAGAGTGGCTGCAGGGTCTCGGAGCGTTCTTCGGCGGCACGGTGTCGTTCTTCGGCTTGCTCGCCGTCGCGCTACGGTGGACGCGCATCCACGCCCTCTTCACCGACCGATTCGCGCTCGTCGAGGCCGCTACGGACGGCGAGAAACGCGCCGCGGCGGCAGAGCGGCTCGCGAAGGACTACGCCGGCTCCGTCACGGCCATGCGCGTCACGGTCGCCGAAATCGATCGACGCGTCAAGCGACTTGAGGAGATCGAGGAAAAGTTCAAAGAGCTTGTCGGATGGGTCGCCAAGATCTTCGACTACATCGTGTACCTCGAGCGCGAAGCGCTGAAGGGCGGCGTCGACATCAGCGCGCGCGCCATGCCACCGATTCCGGATTCCCTGGTCGACCATATCGATCTGCCAAACGAGCTCCGGTCTCAGGAGCGCACGGCCTAGTATGGAGGAGATGCACTCGACAGTCCAAGCTCGCGGCCGAGCACGCGCGACGCTACTCCTCATCCTCGTCGGCGCAACCGTCCTCTTCGTTTCTGCCGGGTTCTTCGCGTACGGGACGATCGTGACGGGGCGAGAGCGCGATCAACGGCAGAACGCCATCGTAAAAAAGGTGATTGTCGCACAAGTCATCGCGAAGAAAGCGGTCGAGGCGGAGAGTCGCGATCACGCGATCATCTTCGCCGTCTGCCAGGCGTTCAATCGCCGCGATCGCGCCGAAGCGTACTATGATGCCGTCGTACTCGGAGTCGCAAGGAAATACGCCTCGACGACAAATGAGTACGCGGAGCACGTGCGGCCGGTGTTTCTGGAGCGCGCACGCGTCATGCAGGTCCTCGCTTCGTCCGACTGTCAGCACCTCATGGAGCGCGCCGAGGCCGATTCGAAACTGCCGATCAGCAAAAGACCGACGCCGACGCCGATCATGTCGGGGCTGCCGTTCTAACGCGGACACGCCTGACATAGCCCGACGCGCGCGTTCGGAAGTCGCGACGCATGTACACCGATACCGTGACCGTAACGGGCGTCAACGCAGCTCCGCAGATGCCCATCGCGATGAACGCGCAGCCGATGCCTGCGATGATCACGATCAGCGTGCGCTCGACCACGACCGGCCTGTCATTCTCGTTCCAGGACGTCGAGGCGAATGCGGCCGACTACGTGTTCGGCGCGACGTTGACAGTCACGATCGGCGCGGCGGCCGCGAAGGCGTCCTCGTCGTGACGTTCGATCCGCTCGGACATTTCAATCTGAACGCGCCCGTCGATCCCAAGATACTTGCGAAAGCGAAAGCGCTCTTCGAATCGCTTCCGGAGATTCCGTCCGGACTGATCGCGCGCTGCTATCTGCATTGGACCGTCGGGCCGCTCGGCATGTGCTTCGCCGACTACAACGCCGAGGCGCTTTACACGGGAAGCGACTGGGCGCTCAAGATCACGCATGATCCGCGCGACAACGCGCCCGGCCTCAACGGCAATGCGGAAGCGTCGCACACCTACATGCGCAACACGGGCGCGGTCGGGATCGCGATCACCGGCATGGACGGCGCGGATCCGAACGACTTCGGCCCCGACGGCGTCACGGTCACCGGCCTCACGCACCTCTGCGCGGCCGGCGCGGCGTTCGCGAAGAAGTACGGCATCGACACGCTCGGCCTCTCAAGCGGATCGCCATACGGTGGCGAGCCGAACATCCTCACGCACGCCGAGGCCGCGAACCGGTGCGGCAACCCGTTTCAGTATTCCGCCTACGGGCCCGCGCCGATCGGGGACGTCGAACGCTGGGACCTATCGATCTTCCAGCCGTTGCCCGAGGGCGTCGCGCTCACGAACGATATGGCGAACACGTGCGGCAACGCGCTGCGCCAAATGACACACGCGTACAAGGTCGCGCTCGGGTGAAGGTTTACCCTGCGAAGTTCGTCGGCGAGACGACGTATCCGGCGGTCTACGACGCGATGCGCGACGGCGCAATCGGCGACGTCATGTTTGTCGCGCGCACCGACTACAACGGCAATGGCTCCGATCACGGCCCGTATGCCGCGATTCGCTGCGGGTGTGGCGTGGTCGACCTTATCGCGCTCGCTCCATACAAATTCGAGAACGGCGCGTCCTGGCAAATGACGAGCCGCGAACCGGTGCACATCGATCCGTCGATTCTGCGGATCATCGGATACGGCGACAAAGGCTCGACGCGCTGCCATTACTTTGTTCATGCCGGGCAACTTCAGATGCTCGACGACACGACGGCGCCGCTCAAGTGAACGAGATCCTCGCGCTCCTCGCCTCGCTACCCGCGACGATCGCGGCATGGCTCTCGCGGGCGCCCGCGCCGACGAAGCCGCTCGCCGATCCGGCAGCCACGCTCGTCGCATACCTGGAGAGTCAGAGCATCTCGATCGGACCGATGCTCCGAACCGGCGGCGTCATCCACGCCCTGACGCCGAGCACCGCTACCGCAGACGCGGCCGCGATCCTCAAATACGCGGCGCAGTACGCCCTCAAGGTTTCCCTCGTGACGTCGTACGTCGAGCAGGAGAGCCGCGGCGACGTTCGTGCGATCGATCCGAACGATCAAGACGCGAAGCCCGGCGAGACGCCGGCGCAGGCATTCGCGCACGCGGATCTCGGCATCGCGCAGCTCGACGGCGCGACGCTCGAAGCGATGCCGGAATTCGAAGGCGCAACCATTCCGGCGATCGAGGCGAAGGCGTACGATTCGGACTGGGCGATCAACCAGCTCTGTCGCATCGTGGCCGCGAACCAGCGCGAGCTGATCGCGGACTTCGTCGCGGATCCTTCGCTCGTGAAGGCGATCCCGAACGGCGACGTGCGGATCGCGTATGCGAACGCCTACAACGCTGGGGTGCGCGGCACGACCCTGACGCTGCGATCGGCGACTCCGAATCTCGCATACGGCCAGCAGGTCGTCGCACGGGCCGATAAGCTCGCGCCGCTGCTCGACGGTCCGGCATGACCCCACCTCCGCCGCCGGCGCAGCCGTTGCTCGAGCAGCTCGACGCGACGGTCACGCGCGCGAACACGAAAACGACCGGCTACCTCGGGCTCGCGCTCGTGCTTGCGTCATACGTCGTCCCCGCGATCGCGCCCGACGTCGACGCGTGGCTACTCTCCAAACATCTTCCACCGATCGTCGTTCACGGCGCGGTTGCGCTCGTCGGCGGCATCGTGGCGCTGATCGGGCGCTGGAAGAACTTCTCGTAGCGTGTGGGGCTGGCCGTGCTCGCGGTGCGGCGAGCGAATCGGGAACGAAGGCGCACACGCGTCACGATGCTCCGGCGATCGGAGCGAAACAGAAAAACTCGCGAAGGCGAGGCTCGCGCCGTTCTTCGACGGGCTGCCCGAGTTCCTCAATCGACAGACATAGGAGATTCGCATGAAGATCAACTGGGCCGCCGTTGCGGTCGCCGCGTTCTCGACACTCTTCACGCATACGCTTTCGGTGCGCCTGGGCAACGGATCGCTCTCGGCATCGGTGGGCGGCACGCCCGTGCACCTCACGGTCAACACCGTTCTCGCTGCGGCCGCAATGGCATTCGAAGGCTTGCCGGCCTCGATCGAGAGCGGCGCCATGACCCTGACGTACACGCCGGACACGAACCCGGGCGTCACGTCGGCCTGACCCGCATCCTTCGGGCGTTGCAACCGCCGGAATCCCCGGCAAGGAGATCTCCATGAGCACCTACGATCCGACGACGGCCTCAGCGCCCACCGAAACTTCCGCCGCGTCGACGACGGCCGATGCGCCCGCCGCGACGGGCAACGTGGTGAACGACGCAAAGACCGACGCGAGCAATCTGATCGCCGACGCACGCGCCGCGGCGAAGGCCGAGGTCGACGCGGCCACGAGCGCGATCGACAAGCTCCTCGCCACGGCGGCTGGCGACGTCGCGCCGCTGCTCACCGAAGCCGAGGGCGCGGCCGTGCCGCTCGTCCTTTCGAAGATCCCGTCGCCGCTCGCGAGCGTCGTGGGATCGTTCGTCCAGGCCGCGCTCGCCGGCACGGAATCGACGCTCAACGGCACGGCAAACGCGGATGCAGCGAAGGGGCTCGCGTACGCCGAGGCCGAAGTGAAAAGCCTCCAGACCCACCTCGAAAGCGTACTCTAGGGCGCAGAACGGGCGCAAATGAGAGCGGGTGATCTGCCGAAAAGTCATGCAGCGTAGGGCTTTTCGGCGATTATCACCCGCTCTCTGTTAATCAGCGGGTCGTTGGTTCGAGTCCAACTTCGGGAGCCAGCTTCTAAGAGCCCGTAACAACGGGCTTTTTCTTTGTCTACAAGCATTTTCGGGATCGGAAACGAGGTGATGTTCGCCACCGTCTGAAACCGGCAAAATCGGCACATTCGGCAGGTTGCGCCCGAACTTGGGCGCAAAACGGGCGCGTGAAAAAGATGCCGTGGGGGTCGGGATCGATCTCCGGGCCAGGGTCCGACGGGCGCTACGAAGTGCGCGTTTCGCTCGGTTCGGTGGATGGAAAACGACGTCGCGTGAATGCTCGCGCCGACTCGATGTCCGAGGCGCGAGCGAAGCTCGCGGAACTGCAGGCACGTTACGGCAAGACGCGCGGCATGGGAGCGACGCCGAAGCTCGCGGACTATGTCCAGGGATGGACGACTCGGCGCGCCCGTAGCCTCGAGGCGAAGACGATCCGAAACTATCGCTACGGGCTGGCGCTGCTCGATCCGGCGCTCGGCCACGTACGGCTCGACGCGCTTACGCACGAACAGATCGCGACCGCCATCGACGGCCTTCGCAGGGACGGAAAGGGCGAGCCGGCCTGTCGGGTGGCGTACGATGCGCTGCGCGCTGCGCTGAACTGGGCCGTGAAGCGCGACCGCATCCTCACCGCGTCGCCGATCGCGTCGGTCGACCGGCCGAAGGAGACGCGCTCGATCGATTTCTTGACGCGAGAGGAGGCGAAGAAATTCCTTGAAGCGGTCGCGGATGATCGCTACCGGGCGGTGTTCCACCTCGCCATCTCGACCGGCATGCGCCTCGGCGAGATCGCGGGGCTCCATTGGCGCGAGGTCGACCTCGAGAACGGCACGCTGCTGATTTCACGCGCGCTCAAAGAATCTCGCGATTTCGGAAAACCCAAGAGCAAGACATCGCAGCGCACGATCGATATGTCACCTTCGATCGTCGCTGAGCTACGCGAGCACAAGCATCGATGGAGGCGGCTCGCGCGAACGACAGATCTCGTGTTCGCGACCAACGCGGGCACACCGCTGCGGGCGTCGAATTTCGAACGGCGCAGCTTCTTCCCGGCGCTTGAGCGCGCTGGTATTCGCCGCGTACGATTCCATGATCTGCGGCACACGTGCGCCACGCTCTTACTCGGCGCCGGCGTCAATCCGAAAGTCGTCCAGGAACTTCTCGGTCATTCGAGCGTGCGCGTCACGCTCGATATGTACGGCCACACGTCGCCGGGCATGGGCAAGGCAGCGGCGGCTCAGATGGGCGAGATGCTCGGAACGTATCGGAGCGCGAAGCCGAAGGCACGTAAAGCCTCGCGCCAAAAGCGCTCCGCGACGGACTAGGATCGCGCGCAGTCGCTCTGGCAATGCGTTCTCCGCTTGTCACGGTACGCTATGCATGTAACACTGCGTCGGCTGGAAGGTCCCGCTGGCAATACCGGCAGACCGATGCGGTGGCCGGAACTTCCGAGATACACGACGGACAGACGCGCGTTGTCGGCGACGTTACGGGCGCGAGCGCGACCACGCGCTTCGGATCGTCCGTAAGTGCCCACACGAGTGCCCAAACCCATCCGACGACGGTCCAGCCGAGAAAAAAATTTAGCGCGAAGATCGCGCCGAGTGAAGACCGTCCGCGCGATTGCGCGACGGCCGTTGGAATGAAATTTACGCAGATCAACAGCCCGAGGATTAGTAACCCCGCGATCGGATCGGGTTGCTCCACGTCCGCAAGAACGATCACGTGTTTTCCGATTCGCCGGCGAGATAGTATGGCGAAACGCGGAGACGCTTCGCGAGTCGCAGAAGTCCGACAATCTTCATCGAGCCGAGATCGCCGCGCCGGGCCTTGTAGTACGAGCTGTCGGACTTCCATCCAACGATCTGGCAGACTTCGTGCACTGATAATCCGGCCTCGTCGACGAGTCGTCCGAATCGCTCGCCGAACGTTTCTTTCTCTGGGTCCGCCATCACGCCCGAAGATAGCAAGAAACGCCTGTCTAGCGGGCCTGTCCTAAAAGACGCCTCGATCACCTCGTCGATCGCCTGCGGATCGTCACGCGAAGTACCTCCCATGCCTCGAGCCTACATGGGCGCGTGCGCGTGTGCCTATTCTTTATGAAGACGCGGATGCGCGATCCAGCAATGCCGATCGGGATCACGTTTGAGCGTCCCGGGCCCGCAGGTTCGGCCAATGTTCGCCCGAACGTGCGTTCCCCATCTTCAGCCGTGACGTAGGTCATAAATCTCGGTTATCGGGTAAAAAGCCGAGGGACGAGGTAGCGATGGCGAGTGGAAACGAAAAAGTCACGTCAATTACGGACGATCCGTTCGTCATTGCGCGAGCACTTCTCGAAGACGGTCGCGAAGAGTTTCGGGCAACGCTTCGGTACTTAGAAGAATTTGAAGCGCGTCGTCTAGCCGGCCAACGCGTCTCGCAACGACGAGATGCCTCGCCCCCTGACCTTCGAGTGCTGAGAGGCGGGCGCCGAGAGTCAGTGGCGTAACGGTCCGATCTTCATCGCTCTCAACCTGCTGAAGCGGCGCGAAGAATTCGTTTCCGGGAACCGCTTTTAGCTGACTTTCTGGAGCATGCTCGCCAGCGAGATCCCACGGCGAAACGCCGAGGGCACGCGCGATCTTCAGACCATTGAAATACTCCGGCTCAGAGGCCGGGTTCGATTCGTATTTCTGGATCGCCTGAGAGCTCAGACCGCTTCGCGCTGCTAGATCGGCGTACGACCACCCCCGGTACTCCCGCATCACGCGGAGACGTGCTCCGAACGAAAGCCCGTCGATTCCGATCTTCGGCACCTTCGGTTCGCGCTTGCGCGTCCTTTGAGGCATCCCCAAAGCCTAGCCCACCACGTTATCTATAGTGGTTGACATAGTAATATCCACCGTATATGATGCGATACATGAACGAGGATGAAGAGATCGCGAAGGCGATTTCCGACCTGGCCAAAGAGATGAAATGGCCGGAGACGCGCGTCGCGTACGAGGCGGGCGTTTCGCAGAACGCCGTGCGCAAATGGGGCGAGGGTGGCCGCCTTCAGGCTTCCTCGCTGCTCCGGCTCATGCGGAACATGCCAGGGCTGCGCGAGCGCCTTCTCAGTCAGTCCGATGCTGCGGTCGCGTAACATGGCGACGCCCAACGTAGCCGACAACTCTGGCGAGCGCCTACAGCCGCCTACTCCTCGAACGATCGACCCCGCGGTCACCGTGGCGGAGTCGCTGATGGAGGCGCTCGCGCTCGTGCGCTACGATCGCGCACTTCTCGCCGACGTCATGCGGACGACACGCGACCTGCACAATCGGTGCGCCGAGCGCGACGTGCAACTGCGCGCCGCTCAGTACGAGATCGAGCGCGGCGCGATCGCGATCGAGAAAGTCGTCGAGCTACGCGGCCGCGGAACGGCCGGCGTCGGGCGACGCCGCTTGCGCGCCGATCGGATCGCGGCATAATGCCGGGCTCGACGATGCGCATGAAGGCGTTGCACGAGCAGCCGCTTCTCACGAAGTCGGAGATCGAGCGAAAGTACCACGTCTCGGCGCGCACCGTCACGCGCCTCATCGAGAGCGGCGCGCTCACCCCCGTGCGCGTCGGCAAGACCGATCGCGTCGCCGAGGCCGATTGGCTGCGGCATCTCTCCGGCCAGCGCGCCTAATTTCGCGCCCCCTTTGCTACTCGCGAAAGGACCACGTTCGATGGACCGCCGCCTGCGACTCGCCACCGTGCGCGAGGAGCTGCATACCCGCTACTACGTGATCGGGAGCCTCATCGTGCTGCGCGATCCGCGCGACACGCCTCCGGCTCCCGCGACGATCGCGCACGCCGCTTAATTTCTAAATCGAAAAGCCCGGCGCGCGAACGCCGGGCTCAGGAGGGCTACCTTGCAGACTCAGGTTACCACGGAATCCCCGTCCCCGTCAAAGCCGACCGTGTGGCATCACGTCGTCGGCACCGTTCATCGCCGTAAGCACGTGGAGACGTCGCGCACGACGGGCGCCGCCGGCACCTACGTCGGGTTCGCGTGCGGCCTGACGTACAGCGTCGCGGCCTTGACCGCGCCGTTCCGCGCCGACCGCCCTTGCGCCACGTGCGCGCGGGTGACCGCGCGATGACGACGTTCGAACTCGACGTCGAGCCCGGGCGCGTCGACCTGCCGACCCCGATCCTGCGCTTCGCGGACGGCGACGTGCAGACGGCCCCGATCGCATCTCTCGACGACGCCACGGCGGACGGGATGCGGATCGCGCTCGACCGGCTGCGGGACGACTACGAACGCGCCACCCTTGCGCTTCTCACCGAACTCGATATGCGCGACGCGCGCTATTGGATGGACCCGCTCTTCCCGGAACTTGAGGAGGCCGCATGATCGCGACCGATCTTAAAAAGGTTCTCGATGCGCACCTCGCGTGGCGCCGAGGCGAAGCCGATGGCGCGCGCGCGTATCTGTCGGGCGCGTATCTGTCGAACGCGGATCTGTCGGGCGCGTATCTGTCGGGCGCGTATCTGTCGCGCGCGGATCTGTCGGGCGCGAATCTGTCGGGCGCGGATCTGTCGGGCGCGTATCTGTCGCGCGCGGATCTGTCGCGCGCGTATCTGTCGGGCGCGTATCTGTCGGGCGCGGATCTGTCGGGCGCGGATCTGTCGGGCGCGGATCTGTCGGGCGCGGATCTGTCGGGCGCCGGCCACGACGCCGAGACGTCGTGGCCGGCGTTCTACGTGTGCCCGGATTTTGGGAGCTTCACCGGCTGGAAGAAGCTACGAAACCAGATCGTCGCGCAGCTCGAGATCCCCGCGGAGGCGAAGCGCGTCTCGTCGGTGGTCGGCCGGAAATGCCGGGCAGAGTTCGTGCGCGTTGTCGCGCTGTACGGTGCGGGCGATCCGACTGAAGGCTTCGACGGCCATACCGGCAAGACGCGCTACGCCGTCGGTGAGATCGTACGGCCGGATGCATTCGACGACAATTTCCTCATCGAGTGCACGAACGGAATCCACTTTTTCGTCACGCGTCGCGAAGCCGAGGGGTACGCGTAATGGCGCTCTACATCGCTCAGGACGGCTTCGCGCTGCACGTCCCGGCCCGCGAGCCCCGCGATCCGCGCTGCACGTACTGCGGCTTCGAGATCACGCCGCGCAACGATTATCGCACCGTGGTCGAGGCCGGTCGAACGGGATACGCCCACCGATATTGTGGCTCGGTTGGCGAGGCGCCCCGTGGCTGACGTCCAGACGACCACGAAGGTCGGCTCCATCGACCTCGCCGAGTGCTCCCCGCAGTATCTCGGCATCCTGCGGACGCAGTACGACGATCTGATTGCGGAGCGCGAGGCGGAGATCGCTCCGCTCAAGCAACGCCGCTACGCGATCGAGATCGAGATGCAGCGCCGCATGGACGCAGAGAACGCCTCGATCCTCAAATTCGGCGACGTCGTGTGCCGCTACGATACGGTGAACGCGAAGCCGGTCGTGCGCGAGACGGTACTCTCCGAACCGGGCGTGATCGACGAACTTCGCTCGCTCTTGCCACTCGAAGTGTTCGAGAAGGCCGTCGCGGTGCGCGAGATTCCCGCGCGTACCGAAATCAAGACGCACCTTACCTACCTCAAGGCACTCGAAAAGTGCGGCGATGCGGGACGCGCGCTCTTCACGCGGATCGTCGACCGCGGCTTGCCGGGCCGGAAATTCGTGATCGAGCGCGAGCAAACGCGCGTCGCGCCGACGCCGATCAAGGGCGTGACGCCATGACGCGCGAGCCGGTCACGTCATCGCACATCCGCGCGATCGGGCACGACCCCGAAAGCCGTATCCTCTCCGTCGAATTCGCGACGAATCGCCTCGGCGGCCGACCCGTGTGGGAATACCACGGCGTCGATGCCGCGACGTTCGATGCGCTCAAGAGCGCGCCGTCGATCGGCCGGGCCTTCGCGGCGCTGATCCGCAATTCGCATCTCGGCATGCTCGTCGCGATGATCGACGATGCGACCGGCGTCGAGACGCCCGTGGATGCGGTGCTGCGATGACCGGCACATCCGAAGCCGACCTTCTCGCCTACCGCAAAGAGCACGTCCACACGGCCCGCGCGTTCGCGGAGAAGCGCAGCGGTTGGTGCTGCGCCGTCTCGCCCGAATACCGTCTCTGCACGCGGCCGGCCGGACATCCGCTCGATCGTCACATCGCGGAAAGCGCACCGGGCGTCGTCGTCGAGACGTGGACCGGCGGTGACGACGCATGAGCGAGCCCGTCATCGACCGCCTCGAAATCTCCGTGCGCGCGATCGCGCCGACCGATCCGGATCGCGTCGCCTGCGGCGAGCATTTCTGCATTCGCGCGGCCGAGTTCGAGATGCGGCGTAAGTACATTTATCCGGACGTGTCGCTTCCGAAGGTCGCGCGGATGTTCTACTGCTCGCCGCACCTCGACGTCGCGCTTCGTAACACCGCGACGTTCTTCGCAAACGACGTGCACGTGCTGCGCCGCGAACGTGCGGAGCGCGCGATCGTCGACGTCGAGGCCGCATCGTGATCGGGGGGGGCAAACGACTCCGCCGATCGTCAAGAAAGTCTGCCCGTTCTGCGGCCGGAAGTGGACGAGCCTCGATTGGATCGACCCGCAGAAGCAAATCCGCGAGCATCGGTGTTCGCCATGCTGACTGATCGCGACGATTACATCGAGCGCCTCGAAAAGATCGCGCTCAACGATGACGGCCACCGCTGCGAGACGTGCGGCGAGGTGTGGGACGTCGCGGACATCGCGCGCTATTGGACGCCGAGTGATCCGCGCCCGACGATCTGTAAGCGGTGCGCAGCGTGATCGACGTGACCATTCAGATTAACGGCTACCACGTCAGTCTGCAGACGCACATGGTCCAGTTTTCGTGGAAGCCGATCTTTCAGCGGCAGACGCGGATGCTGTGGTGGCTCGGCCTAAAGATGTATTGTGAGCGACGACTGTAATGCGCGGCCGCAATCCGTACGCCCGCCGGCTCCCGTCCGATCGCCCTCCGCTCCTCGACCGCATCCTGTGGACGCGCGAGGAGCACCCGATCGCAGAGCGCGTCCTCATCGCGATCATCGTCGCGCTGTTCGCCGTCGAGGGCAGCTATCAAATTTGGCTCGCGATCGCGCGCGCCGTCGCATATCACGCCCCGATCGTGGGCCGTAGGAGAACGCATGGCAACCACATCCGCACTCGTCGTTCGCGACGCAAGCGCCTCGGCGATTATCGCCGCCTCCGGCTTCGATCGCGCGCAAGTCGAACTCGTCAAAAGCACGGTCGCCGTCGGTGCGACCGACATGGAGCTCGCGCTTTTCTTGCAGACCGCCAAGCACCGTGGCCTCGACGTCTTCGCGCGGCAGCTCCACTTCGTCAAGCGCAAACAACGGCGGCAAGATCCGACGACCGGCGTCTGGGGCGAAGTCATGGTCGGAACGATGCAGACCGGCATCGACGGCTTCCGTCTCATCGCCGATCGCACCGGAAAATACGACGGCCAAGACGAGCCGGAGTACGAATACGAGCCAGACGGCAAAACGCTGCGGCGTGCGTCCGTGCGAATTTTTCGCAAGGACATCCCGCGACCGTTCGTTGGCACCGCGTACTGGCGTGAATACGCCGACTTCGACAACGACGGGCGGCCGCGCGCGATGTGGAAGCGCATGCCGCATGTGATGCTCGCGAAGTGTGCCGAGGCGCTCGCGCTGCGCAAGGCGTTCCCGGAGAATCTCTCGGGGCTTTACACCGACGACGAGATGCCGGCGATCGAGGCCGAGGCGATCGTTCACGAGACGCCTGCGGCTCAGTCGACCGGCACCGTGACGCGCATCGACCGCGCCGCCCCGCCCGCCAGCGAGCCCGTCAGTACGGGCGAAGAGATCCCGCCGGCCGACGCCGACGGATCGACGCTGCGCGTGTGGCTCGGCAAACGTCTCGGTTTTCGAACGAACGCGTGGAAGGCCGAGCACATGGCGAACGCGTGCGGCGAGGTGGCGCGCGCGCTCGGGCTCGCCGAGGGCACGGTGACGCCGAAAACGCTTGGCGAGCATCTGCCGAAATACCGCGACGAGATCGCCCGCCTCGAGGCCGCGAAATCGGGCCGTCAGGACGCGTCGCCGGACGAATCCGGTACGACAGTCGCGGCAATCCCCGAAACGACGCCAGCGGTCGATTCTGCCCCTGCGGCGACTGCTTTGGACGCGCCGACGGCCGTGCAGCAAGAGATGATCGATCTCCTCACCGAGCACGGCCTCGCGAACGACGATCCGGCGGTGCGCCACGTGTGTCACGTCGCGACCCAAAACTCGCCCGCCGGCCCGCAAACCGATTGGCACGAGTTGCTCGACGACGAGCTGCGCGTCGTGATCACACACCTGCGCGACGCGCTCTCCGTCGATCCGTCACGCTAGGGTCTTGAGTGAGATTGCCATCGTGCGCGCTGCCGTCTACCTCGCTCAAGCCGCCGGATCAAAGCCGAGTGTTCGCATGATCTGCGGCCTCATCGCGTCGGCCAGTCCGCGCGGCCGCGGCATGCAGACGAAGCGCGTCATGGCGCTCATGCGCGAGGTCCTTGGGACCGGAGCCGAAGTACCCACGGGAAACGATTCTGAGCACGTCGGGAAACAAAATGACGTCGGGAAACATCGGGAAACAGAGCCGTGTTTCCCGGCCCTCGTAAAAACGTTTCCGGGAAACGCTCGGGAAACATCGGGAAACGCGGACCAGATAATAGAAATAGAGAGAGATACGGATGAAGAGGTCGCTAACGCTCCCTCTTCATCGCCGCAGCTTGCGCTCGGAACCTCTCCGGCCCCGGCCGCCGAACAGGCCAAACGGAAGCCCCGGCAGATGCCGCTTCCCGATGCGACGGAAGCTCGCGCACGCGACATCCTCGCGGTTATCTGGCCCCTCGTTGCCCATGCCGTTCGTGGTGCTATGACCCGCCGGGAGTGGGCGGCCAAGTACAAGCGCGTCGCGCTCGATCTTGCCCGCGTCGACCGAGGCAACGACGACATCATCGCTGCGCACGCGTCGATTTGCGCTCGCCGTGGGACGACGGTCTACTCGCTCAGCCTCGTTCGCGACGAGCTGTTGCGGCTCGACAACCCGCGAACGAACGCGCCGGCAGGCTCCGGCGACGCCGCGATCGGGAACGGGAACGTGCCCTGGTCGGACGACGCCGACGCGCTTCCCGACCTCACCGGCACCTTCCCGATCGAGGCCGAATCGTGATCGGCGGCGAGGGCGCGAAGCTCCGCGAGTACTTCGCGCGACCGATCCCGGAGAAGTTCGCGCTCGGCTTCCGCGAACTCGACGCCTCCCTCGACGGCGGCGTGCGCGCTGGCGAATCCACGATGGTCGGCGGCTTCTCGAGCCACGCGAAGTCAGCGTTTGCCGAGCAGGTCGCGCTCTACGTGAGCACGTCGACGCCGACGCTCTACGTGCCGCTCGAACTCGGCGCGGATCTCCAACGCCTTCGCATGGCGGCGAAGCTCGCGCGCTGCTCGCTCGGCGTCATGCAGCGCACCGGGTGCGACCCGATCACCGCCGCGGAACTGACGTCTCGGCAACTGACGATCTACGCGCCGAAGCGACGGACGATTGGCGAGATCGAGAAGCTCGTCGCACGGCAGGCTCACAAGCTCGTCATCATCGACGACTGCCGCAACATCGACGGCGTGATCTACTCGGGCGGGCGATCCGAGGCGCACGCGATCGCGGCGCGCATCACCGAGATCGCGCAGTATTACGGCGTCCACCTCCTCGCGCTCCAGCAGCTCGACGCGAAGACGTTTCGGAACGGGCCGAGCGAATGGCGGTTCGCGGACTCGAGCGTCTTCGAGCAGCGCGCGTACAACATGCTGACGATCTTCCGGCCGTATCGGCAGCGCGGCGCGCGCGAGGACGTCGTCGCGGAGATCCGCATCCGGAAGAATCGGTGGGGACCGGCCGGCAAGCTGCACTATCGCTGGCAAGGCGACTCGATGAGCTTTTGGGAGTTCTCGGAGCACGAACTCGACAACCTCGAGTGCTGCGCGACGATGAAAGCCCGTAAGCGCGAAGCGCTCAAGAGGGACGGCCGCGCATGATGACGGCGATACAGCTTCGCGACATGCAGACGACGGATTTGCCCGCGTATCTCCGCGAGTGCGATCGTCGGCTCACCGTCCTCGACGCGGTACTCGCGACGACGAAGCGTGAGGTCGATTTCGAAATCGACGCATGGATTGGCCGGTTCGATTACCACGCCGACTTCCGCGCGCGCGTCGAGGCCGACGTGGTTCCGGCGTTGCGGGCACTCGGGCTTCCGGATGCAGCGCGCGCGTGGCGTGCGGGCGTGATCGCGACCCGCGTTTGGCTGCTCGAACTCGCGAGCCCGCCGGAGGTTCGAGATCTGCCGATGGGGCTTGAGCGGCTCCGAATTCCGGGCTGGCACGGGCCGTCGATGACGGAGCCGGAGTCGCCGTTCGGCGAGTGGCTACTCTACGCGTTCGTGCTCGCGATCGCGGAGGGCGTGCGCGACGAGCGCCGCAAGCGGAAGTTCGGACCGGCCGCGATGACGGCGGCCGACATCGACGTCGCACGGCTGCAGTGCCTCATCTCGAACGAGCGGTGGACGCAGATGCGCGAGACGGCGCGTTGGGTGCTCCGATGAATACGCGAGCGATGCGTGAGGCTGCGAAGCAGCTCGCCGCCACGACGCGCGCGCACCGATGCGATCCGGACTGCGCGCGCTGCCGCCACACGATCGCGATGGCGCGTGCGATCGCGCGAGGTGACCGATGAGCGACCGATTCTCGGACATCGGCCGCACGTTCGCAACCGTGATCGTCGGGCGCACGGAGAAGCCGGCGTCCGGAGCGCCGCGCGAGCAATGCGTCCCGGAGTTCCTGCGCGACGTCATCCCGGATCCGTCGCTGCCGCCGATCGAGGATCGCGCGTGAACGCCGTCCGTTATCCCGACGTCACGTGTGCTGTCGGCCGAGACTTTCTCGATCGCCCGAACGTCGATGGCGTGTGCCGTGGATGCGGCAAGACGCCGCTGCCGCCGCGACGGACGGTGTGGTGCTCGGACAAATGCGTGCGGGATGTTCGCCTCGCGTTTCTGCGCAATCACGATTGGCACGATGCGCGGCGTGCCGCCTTGAAGCGCGACAAGTACCGGTGCGTGAAGTGCGGCTCGGACGGCCAACCGCCGGCGAGCGAAGTCGCGATCTGGGAGTGTCTGCCGTTCTCGACGCCGCGCGAACGCGCGATCCGGAACAAAGTCTCGGACGCGCTGACGAAGCGGTATCAGCTCGAGGTGAACCACATCGATCCGCGGCGCGGCCGCGGCTACGCGATGGGGTGCCATCACCATCTGGACCGTCTCGAGACCGTCTGCCATCCGTGCCACGTCGAGATCACGCACGCGCAGCGCCGCGATCGCGTCGGTGTCGCGTGAAGGCCCATACGTGCGCCGGCGCCGTTCGCGGCTCGTACGATTGTGCCGGATGCGAGACTTACGCGCGACGACGCGGTAACGCGCGCGGCCCGGCGTACGCGCCGATCGCGAAGCCGGTCTTCAAGGAGTACGCGCCTGGATACGTCGACGGCCTGACGGGCGTCGCCGATGCGGAGCGCTTGATCGATGGCTGAGCCGACGCTCTTCGACGCCGCCGAAAAGTTGCGAAATGTCGCAAGTTGCGAAAAATCGCAAACGGTCGATGCGTCGCACCTCGGCCCGATCCGTAGCGTGGTACTCACCAATCTTGGCGCCGAGCTGATCTGTGAGCACGGCACGCTGATGCTCTCGGTCGAGCAGTGGTTCGAATTTGTCCGTTTTCGCAAGGTCGCGCCCGTATGATCTGTGAGATGACGTCGAAGGCGAGCCGCCGTTCGCACCTGATGGGCGAGCAGAGCGTCGAAGCCGGCACCATACGGCCGTGCGAGTCCGTCGCGGCGCGCCGCTGCCCGAACTGCGGGCGCGTTCTCTGCAACAACCACTCGCGCACGCTCTCGACGATGGACGGGAATCTCGCGAATGGCCGCAAGCATCGGTGCGCCGGCTGTGGCACCATCGCCGATCGGGACGAGTGGCTTGGAGTGTCGCGCTAATGCCGAATTTCGTTTCGCCCGAGATCGCTGCGACGAAGTACGAGCATGGGTCGTACGCCCGCTATTCGCTCGCAAAGTGCCGGTGTTTTCCGTGCAAAGTTGCGAACGCGGATTACGTTCACAATATCGCCGAGCCGCGTCGCTTGCCGTACCGCGTTCGATTCGCTCGCATGACGCGCGAGTTCTGGGTGCAGCGTCTCGCCGACGGCGCGTGCGTTCTCAAGACTCCCGATCGTGCGGCCGCGTATCGGCGCCGAGACCAGCTCAACGGGCCGTTCAAGAATCGTGACGATCGGGAGCGCGTGCCCGCGGCGAAGGCGAGGCGCCATATCCTCAAACTGAAAAAGACGGTCGGCACGCGCGTCATCGCGGCGCGCGCCGGCGTCTCGCGGAGCTGCATACAGCATATCCTTTCCGGCGAGTTCGCGACGCTTCGACGCGCGACGTCAGACGCGATCCTCGGCGTCGTCGCCGATACGGTTCCCGGGTCTTACGTCGATGCCAGTCCGACATGGAAGCTGATCGCGGAGATACTCGCGACCGGCAAGTCGCAGGCGTGGATCGCGCAGCAGCTCGGCGCGAAAAGCCGCGCGTTGCAGATCCGCAAGGGCGCTTGCCGTCGAAGCACGGCCAATCGCGTCCGCGAGCTGCACGCGCGTATCTTCGCGCCCCCGCCGGCGCCGCCGACACCGCCGACACCGCAGCGTAAACTTGCCGACGCGCTTCGGCGGATGGACGTCGACGAGTTTGCGACGCGTCTTTCGCGTCTCGGCGATCTTCGTCGCGACGGCTCGTCTCAGTGAACGAACAGTCCACCATTCACTCGCTAATCGAAAGGCATCGTGAAAACATGAAATGCAAAGCGTGCGGCGCCGGGCCGTTCAACGGACCCTATCGAGTCGGCGAGCATCGCCGCGAGGCGCATCCCGAGATGGTGAAGCGCGAACTGCGCAAGAAGCGCGCGGGTTCGTCGCGAGCGCGCTCCGCTGCCCCCCCCCGGAATCTGAGCATGACGCGGAGACCGAGCTTGTGATCGCGTCGAGTCGCGTCTTCGAAGACGCCGCGCTCGACGTTGGGACCAACGGCCGCGTCCTCGCGTACCTCACCGCTCGCTAC